TCCCCTGTTCTGCGGCCTGTCGCCTAAGGTCGTTTAGCCTCGGGTCTTCATCTATAAGGCCTAAGGCGATCAAGGTCGAAAAAGGTGAAAGCTTGTTGCGAACATCGGCGCAAAAATCAGATAACCCGTCAATTAAGAGGGAATTGCTACCGCCTGTGGTTCCCGAAGTGTACGTGGTATCAACATCCTTCAGCACAGTGCATCTTTTCGTTTTCATAATCCGCAATCCCCTTATCTCTGATCGTTATCTGAGTAATGACGGATGGTAGTCGTCGCCGTAAATTTCCTTCGCTGCCTGTTCTCTAGCGGAGCGCATTTCTTCTCGGCTTGCGTCTCTCCGACATGCCCACAGATGCCCAAATTTCTCTTCCATTAATTCCACGGCTCGGGCCTCCATCTGAGCACACATATCATCGCTCTCGGAAAATCCCTCGTATAGTGGTTGTATTCGGGAATCTAGCCGGAAAAAATCATTCAAAATTTCTTCCGGCATATTGGCCGCAGCCAAGATTAATGCTACCTCCATGCAATCATTTTTATTCATGGTGTCTCCAAATCAGATAACAATGGGTTCGAGCCGACGTTCAACTTTCGTGTGACCCTGAAAAACTCGGTGGTCGGCCAGCGTCCCGTCGCGCTGGCTCAACCCTGATCCGGTAGACGCAAGCTTTTTGCTCGCACCAGTTGAGGTCGAAATTTCTCATGGCCTTGTCCGGCGTATCGCCGAACCCGGCAACGCCCTCTTGTAGATTCTCGCCATAGAGGGCGCACCACTGGTTACCGTCAACAAACAACCGTGGTCGCAACAACAGGGATGGGGCGCTTTGGTCGCAGGCGTTGGCATACATCTGATTCCAATAATCTTGCTCGCAGGCCATATTCTCTCCTAAGATTTGCGTCTAACCCAAGATTTCAAGCCGGACGGAATAAAGGGTTTCCCTTCGATTCGGCGGCACACCGCCGCCGCTTAAATCTACCGTTAGGCGCTTCGATTACCACCAGTTTTGTCAATAACGATTGGGTCGTTGTGCTGCATGAGTAGCCTCCTGAAATGTTCTTGGTTGGTATATTCCGCGTCCGGGTCTATCCCATTGCGTAGAAAAAATAGGTCTTCAAGTTGCATTCCTGCTGCTTCTTCGTGGGCTTCTCTGTTGGTCATATTCTCCACCTTGGTAAAATCGCCTAACAATAAAATAAACACGGACTGAACACAGTCAGTGTTGCCCCGAATGGGGCGGTAGTTCGCCAGTAGCACGTCGCAGCCGGTTATTTTGGCGTTATGCCTTTTTTGCTCTGGCCTCTTGCAAATAGCGCGCATGGCTTCCGTACGTTTGCGCCACCCCTTCGCAATGGCTTTGCAGAGACCGCAACGCACGAGCAAGAGTCTCCCCCTCGGCTCTAGCCAGCCACTTCGCTTTTTTACCAAAACCGGCGCTTTTCACTTCGTAAACAGCTATTTCAAGCGGCTTTTCTCGGCGCTCAATCATCAACGTTGAAAGCCGATTGAACCCGCTCGACTGAATCCCCGTTGCCGACAAATATACTTCTGGATTGCCGGATTTATGGATTGTCCAGGTGTAGCCTGGCATGACCTTCTCTAACTCTTTTCTGAATTCTGCTGAGTTCATGACTTTTCCCTTTCTACCTCCGAAGGCATAACCATAAAATGCAGTCGGACCGAATAGTGCTTTGCTACTCTCGAAAATTTCAGCGGGTTTCCGTCAGTTCGTCGCGGTCCGCTGATCAAATGCGTTAGGCATCTGAAATAATGGCGTGGAGCCAATCATTTATGTCGCTCATTCGGTCACAAAGCTCTCTGCATTTCTGTATTTGTGCATCCGCTCCGACTTCCCCCCTTTCTTTCAGCCGAGCAAACAGCCGCTCTAGGTCATCAATATCACCAACACACTCGTTCAATAGTCTTTTAGATTCTTCCGCAGCCCTTTTGACAAGCATTGCCATGTAAACTCTCCTCTGTGGTAAATGCCTAACCACTAAAATGAAGGCGGACGGTGAGCCACTGGTGTTATTACCTGCGCTCTACCGCCGCCGCTTATTTTTGACCGTTATGTGAAAGAAACATCCCCGTCCCAAACGAGTTTTTGGGGTTTGAATTGGGGGTTTAGCCACCGGTTGATATTTTCGCGGATCTTGCCGCCGTCGACAAATTCGGCATCTTCCGGTGCGACAAACTCGGCTTCGTAGTAGTAGCGGTTACCGGCATTTCGTCCGCAGGGTCTACGTAAAATCCGCGTCGGTTCCAACGTCACAGATTTAACTAGGTTTTGATATGAGTTGGCGGAGACATACTTCCGATCCTTTGTTGCATACGCAATGTTCAATTTCATTTCTGCCTCCGTGAAACACATAACCAAAAAATTAACGGGACCGAATACGCTATTAGCTTCCCCACAATGGGGCGCTGCTCCCCGGGCCGTCCCGTCGCGGTCCCGTTATCATGGCGTTAGGCTACAAAATAGTGCGCCTCAGCAGCAAGAACCACTCTGCAACGCTGCGCCCCGTGAAAAATATAATTGCGATTCGTACCGACTCAGACACCATCGCACCGACAAAAAACCAAGCAATCCCGCTTTTCATTTGTGCGCCTTTTTGAAAATCACGCTGCAACCGTCGTTACGCCTTAACGTCCTACCGTCCGGAGTTTCAACCTCAAACGGCATGCACCGATGTTTTTCGCCAGAGCAATCTTTCCGCCAGTCACAAGCTCGGCAAATATTTCCGCCGTCTCTTGGCTTCGCATCGCTCTTTAGTTCCGCGAAATACCCCGGTGGCGCTTCTCGGGGGTCTATCCTCGGTTCGGTGTTTTCTGTAAATAGCGTCAACTGCATCTCCGTCTCCATTTTTCACCTAAAAACGCCTAACCAAAAGATGCAGGCGGACCGAAATAGGGCTCTGCTGGTCTCGAAAATCTCAGCGGGTTGCGTCTACTCGCGTCGCGGTCCGCTGATCAAAAGCGTTAGGCTCTCATGGGCATCAACATCCCGTCACCATCGTCCCACTTGAAATAGTTGCCCTTTTCCGGCTCAGTCGGCGCCAGTTTCATCCCGGGCAACTCTTTCAGCATGGTGAGATAATGAGACGAAAATCCGGTGCATCCAATTGCGATTCTCTTCGTCACAATCTTCCTTCCCGTTCCGATACAGCTTGAGCAAATTGTGGCATTGCCAGAAACGGAGCCATCACCACCGCACGTCTGGCACTCGCACTCATATTCGTTGTAGTCATTTTCCAGCATAACCTCGCCGTCGCCGTCACACTCCGGACACTTTGAAGTTTTGCCGACCCCTTTGCAAACAGTGCAGGTTTCTGGTTCCGGCTGGGGAAAATCGGGTATTCCAGCCAGTGCGGCGACAATATCTGGACCAACACCGTCAAACATGACGGCGGCTTTTTCATTCAAGGCGTCCCACTCCGGCACGTCGGCCAGCCGTGGCACTCTCACCAAAACATGACCATTGGTGGCGTACGAGTAGAGGCCAAACGAGAAGGGGCCGCACATCTTCGGGTGTTCTGGCTGAGAAAAGACGCTAAGTTTTTCTTGGTTCATCGCTATGTCCTCCGTGATAAGAGCCTAACCATACGATCAAGCGGGACTGGCTCAACATGGGCGGTTCTCGATAAGGGCATCTGGTCGCAGCCATTCTGCGCCAGCCCCTTATCTCTGATCGTTAGATGCCCTGAATATCGGAAACATCGATCCATCTCTCTGCCTTGCTAAACAGATTGATGATTTTCACTCCACGTCCGGAGACACACAAAACCTCAGCATTGTCACACGCCTTCATGTTGCCCTTTTTGAAAACGATGACACTCCCAACGGTTAATGTGGCTGCAAGCATTTTCTCGGCTGTTCGTTCCACTTCGCGGGCCATCTTAAATTGGGTCTTAATGTTATTGAGCATTTCGTTTCTCCTTGGCGTAGCATCTAACCATCCAATTCAGCGAACGGAATTGGCTTGACTGCTCCTCGTTAAAATCTCGTTGATCCTCGCCCGGCCCGTCGCCGTGCGCTGATCGGGGCGTTTTCAATCCTCGGGGACAAAGACAAGGCGGGCGATCCGACACTTGCCGTAGGTGCCTTCGATGTACGCCTTTCGCTTCAAAATATCCGTCAAGTTTGCACTTTTGACGTACTGCTCAAAGACAAGGGGGCCACCGTCATCGTGAAACACCCTTCCTGCGATGTCCACAGGGCGGTCATTCTCTGCGACAACAACATAAATTTCATTCTCTGACCAGTGGTGCGTTGCCTCCTCCTTTTCTGCTTGGGTTTATTCCTCGAACGGGTGAATTTCCATGATGATGTGCGAATTGCCGGGGCTGATCCCTCCCCACCGGAAGTTCGTTCCGGCGATGATCTTCTTGTGGTCCTCCTTCAGCACCTTATACTCGACCAGGGCATCACAGGCGAACTTATCGGCAACCGAAAGGATGTTGTTGGTATCAAGCTGCCGGTTGTTTTCCCAAAACAGGCGATAGGTCAGCAGGTAGGGGGGCGGGAACGGGATCACTAGGCCGCGGTATTGAAGCATCTGCTCCTTGAAGGCGATCTTGGCCTTGTTGAGAACCTGGAAGTGAGCGGTTCGGTACGCGTTCAGGTTGACCCGGAATTCCTTCTTGGCCGAAACCCATACGACAATCGGAAGTTTCAGGCGAATCACGCTATCCATGCCGCGCCCCCCTCGTCAGTAAGGACCTGGATGCAGAAGATACCGAAGGCGGGGCACATCAGCGCGCCGGGGAGAAGGGGGGTAATGGCTCCGGCCTGGCTCAAGATTGCGATCTCCCCCATGGTCAGGCTTCGCGGCTGGCCGTAGTTCTCGCTCTCTTTCCCGGAAAGGATCGATTGCCAGTCCTCCGGGGCCTGCTCACCGTCGATTCTGTCACCGACGGTCTTGCATGTGTCGCACAGAACCGGGGGCAACTTCCTTCTCCTTTCGTCGACATCGACCATAACGGTAGCCTCGCAGCCACATTTGAGGCAATATGTCGGCGCCTCCCGTAGCCAGTCCTTCGCCTTCGATTCCAGTTTCGGCATTGCCTCTACCCTCCCTTTCATAAAAAAGAATCCCTCCGAATATTGCACCTTCACATTTTCAATCGATGGCCGGGACCGATTGCCCCGGCCACCTCAGAAAATATCAAGAGCGGTTAGTTGATGGTAAAGGTGGGATTCTCCCGAAGACAAACTTCTTCATGTTTCAGGATAGCGGCCCGGATCTCCCGCTTCAGGGTCTTCTTGTCGCACCCCATGGCGTCCAGGTCAAACTTGACGCTGGTCATGATCTCGTCGGTGATCTGTGCCGAGATCGTTGCCGGGTCAGGCGTTCCGACCGTGGCGCCGGTTTCGTCCCTTTCGACGGTGACGATGTAGGGATAGGGTGTCGTGAAACCGGCCAGCGTCAACGACCCGGCGACATCCCGGACTTCACCGAGAGCTTCGAGAAGGTCGACATACCGCGTCACGGTAAAGACCTCGATGTCCTTGGCCTCTCCTTCCGGGGCGAGAGCATCGACGGTTTCCTGCTCGTCGAGATTCAACTGACGCTCCCAGGGGTGGATTTTCTCGATTTCCACCGTCTCGTAGCTGTCGAGCCGGACCAGGCGTTTCTCGTTGCGGTCCCAGTCGTAGTGCCATTGGCAGTCGACGGGACGAGACTCGCGCCCTTCCCGGATTCTTGCGGCGAGATCCCCGGCGGTGGCGTCCTTGGCGTCGATCCTGCCCTTGAACTGCTTCTTGATCGTGTCGATCTCCAGTTCCAGATTGGTCTTGTCTTTCAACTCCTGCGCCAGTTTCTCGCCATAGTGCTGCTTTTCCTCGTTGGTCAAAACCACCAGTAATTCACGATTTTCGATCCCTCGAAGGGCCTGCTTGATGCCGCTCATATACTCTGTCCTTTCCTGTAACGTAGGTTGTTAACGGAAGTGCGAAGTCGTCGTGTCATCGACCCGGCACCCGAACTGCTCCAGATTCATACCCGCCTCGGCCAGCCCCTTGAGGATTTTGGCAACGCCTTCGACGGCTCCCGGGGGGATGATGCCATCGGCAACACCGCGGCACAGGGCCTTGATGTCGACGACCTCGACGGTAACGGTCCTGCGCCCGACGACGCCCTTGGTCTTTGCTGCAGGCGGTGCCGCAGGTGCCGCAACCGGGGGAGGAGGCGCAGCGGCCCGACGCTCGGCCTCCCGGCGCAGGTCTTCGGCGCGCTTCTGGTGACCGGCAATCTTCGCCTCGAGGATGGAGATCTGCGACCGCATCAGACTGGCCTCTTCGTCGCTCGTCTCGGGAGCTTCGAGTTGATCCCGCAGTTCGGCCAGGTGGGCAGAGTCGTCGCCGGCCTTGGCGAGAATGGCGCCGACCTTGCGCTCGGCAGCGGCAATGCGCTTGGCCTGCTCTTTTCTGGCCTCCTCGGCGGCGAGGCGTCTTTCTTCTTCCTCCCGGCGCTTCTCGGCCAGCAGGAAGACGTTGGCCGTGTCGGTGACAATTGTTTTCGCCTCGCCGAGCGGGTCGAGGACCTTCTTCTCCTGGGCGACGGCGATCTTGTGGGCGGCAAAGGCGGCGTCCTTGATCGGCTTGTGGTGCTCCTGCACGAACTTTATCCGCTCGTTGAGTTGTCTCACGAAATCCCGGGCAACCTCCAACATGGGGATGGTGGAGATCTGCAGGGCCCTTGCCTGGTCGACAATCGTCAAGGCCACCTGCTCCTGAAGCGGCTGCTCCTCGGGCAGGGCCGGCAGTACGATGGTTTTTCCCTCCGTGGTCTTTTTCATTCTGTCTATCTCCTCTTGCGGTTAAGTGTGCGGGTCAGGCCGGATCGATCGAGATGATCTTGTCGACGGTGATGGACCTCCAGCCGTTGGCCTCCGTGTCGAAGGCGGCAAACAGGTGGTCGGGCGTCGGGCGTCCGGGCCGGTCGGTTTCGTCCTTGTCCTGCGGCCGGAACTCCTCCGGGATGGTTTCCGGGTCTCTGGTGCAAAGCATGGTTCGGATCGTCCCGTCCTTTTTCTCGAAAACAACCTTGACCTTCTTGGCCGACGAGAAGTGTCCGGCGATTTCTTCCCGGGAGAACTTCTTTTTCTCCTCTTTTTCTTCCATGGTGCGCTCCTTCCTCTCTGCCCTACAGGGCTTGGTGAAAATTGTGATTGAACAGCCTGCTCTGGAAATAATCCCAATCGCTTCCATTGTCGAGCGGGGTAAACTTGTAGGGGCCTTCCCCTTTCTTCGGCAGGCGCAGCTTGTAGCGGTTGATCAGCTTGCGCTCTCCTGTCTCCTCCCTGAATCCGACCTCATAGGCGGAGGTCTGCGGCCCGGTCAGGGTGCCGATACCTGTTTTAACGTCGACCAGTGCTAGGCGCTTGATCATCGGAAGGTAGGCCAGAATGTCCAGCGTTCCGGCATATCCGTATTTGGTGCTGCAAACCCGCTTCTCTACGGCGACGATCTCGGGCTTGTAGTCGGCCTGCCATTGCACCAGGGCCCGGACGCTGCTTTCAATGGCCTCGGGGTAGAAGATGGCATCAATACCATGGAGGAGTGCGAGTTCCATGACCTTATGCACGGCGCGCCCGTAGTCGCCTGCGGCTTCAACCGCATCGGCCGCCATGGCCTGCCCGGTGATGGTGTTGATGTAGAATGACAGATTTCCCCACTCCACCTTGATCAATTCCTTGAGGATGCCAGTCACGCCAGGGATCGGGGCGCCGCGATAGCGGTAGGTATGACTGGCTTCGTCGAAGGTCAGTCCGTCTCTCATGCTGCAGACTCCCGGCTGTTTTTTATCTCGACCAGCTTATCAATGGCCTTAATCCAGGTTGACGCCGTAACGTACGGATAGCCATGACAATAGACGAGGTGCTGATATTCAACGTTCCCGAGAAAGTCTTCCGTGATCTCCACCCTGATAGAGTGGTGTTCCCCTTTGGAAAACGCCTTGACCCGGCGCTTGGCCTCGCCGATGGAAATATCCCTCCCCTTTCTGCCCATGGTTATTTGCCTCCCTTGCGCCGGGCCAGTTCCCCGGTGAATGACGTTTCCTTGGGCTTGTCATAAGTCCCCGTCCCTGCGCAGTCCTTGCAGCGATCCGGAAGAATCTGGTACGCCATGCGGGCGACCCACCCCGTTCCTCCACACCGGCAGCAGACCCCGGGACGTGTGGCAATGAACAGCCAGCCGAGGGGCATCCGATCAACGATCTTGCGCGGCAACTGCCTGGCGATATCCCCGCGGTGCGCGCACAGCCCGAAGTGATTGGTGCGGGCAATCTCCCCGGAGAGCTCCACCCCGCCGAACGACTCCGAGTAAAAGGCCATGCACTCGATAACGCTTTCCTTGGGCCAGTCGGCATGAACGCGGATGTTGTTGACCTGGTGAAAGGTTCGCACCATGCCTTTGCTGTCGACGTTCAGCAGGCCGATGGCCTGCTCCATAGGGACGACAATGCGCTTCTCACCGGCCATGACTATCGGCCCTCCTTGTCGAGATATGCCTTCAGGTCGGCCAGCAGATCGACGGCTTCCGCATCGAACATACCGCGGATATCGTCGACGGTCATCTTGCGTTTGGCAATGATCGTCAGCAGGGCGTTCATTTCCCCTTCGACGCCGCCGCAGATGTGACCGAGGGTTTCCAGCAGGGCGTCCATGGGGGACGCCGTGTCGAACGGGGCTTGCTGATTCTGCTCGGGTTGCGGTTTCGGTTCCGGGTCCGGCGCCTTGCTTGCCGCCTTCGCCCGGGGTTTCGGCTCCGGCTTGGCCTGCGGCTTGAGGCCGACCTGCGCCTCGAGCGTTTCCGCCGGGGGCGTGACATCCACCATTCCCCTGGGCCCCACGTCAACCAGTTCGTCGACGGTCTGCATACCGAGGAGCCGTTCCGGGCAATGGAGACGACCAAAGAAGGTGGCGGCTCGATAAGCAAACATGATAGCCGGCATGGTCTTCCACTTGCTGCCTTCCTTACTCAACCACCCTTCCTTTTCCACCATGCCCCATTCGACCCATGGACCATAGACGGTCTTGCCAGAGGACTTGCGCACCGCAAAGGCGCGGACCTTGTAGTCCTTCCTGTGTGCATCTTCGCCGACAACCTCGTAGTCGAGAGAGTCGACAAAGAGTCCGCTGGAGTTGATCAGTGTGATGGCCAGCTTGGCCTCAATCCCCGGCTTGCCGTGAACGATGTAGCTGTTCTGCAGAAAGGGGAGGATGGCGACATCCATGCGCATCGCCATTTCGATAGAGATCATGCAGTTCTCGGGCTTTCCCTGGAACTGCTTCGGCACCAGTTCGCTCTTGGCAAAGAGCGTGGCAATCCGCCAGAGGTGGTCGAACCGTGCCGAGTCCATGAAGTTCGCGAAAGCTCCATCGTCAACGATGATGGCCTTCTGGTCCTGTTTTGCGAGATTCTTTTCCGTCATGACTATTTGTTCCTTTCCTTGGGATCAAACTCAACCTTATCGACCTTGGCCCACTTCACCCCCGTTACGTCGATAGCCTGGAGGCGCAGATCGGTACGGCCGTAAGCCTGCCGAACGTCGATCACCTTCACCTTCACCTTGAAGCCGTCGGCAACCACCGTGCCGGTACGATCGATAAAACACCCGACTCCTGTTTCACTCACTGAATCACCTCCTCTCGTTGTCTCTTCGCTGTTTTGGTAACTATAGTTACAGGGAATAACTGTGTCAATAGAAAAATAAACAAAAAAGGCCCCCGACGAAATAACGTCGGGGGCCTTCCTGTTCGTGCCCACGGAGGGGAGGTGCAGACTCGAAACAGAAGATTCATTTAACCACCTGGCCGGTGGGTTCGCAACCCTTTTTTATTCGGGCAGACGCGCCATTTGATAATGGGGATGATCCGGCTTGCGCCACCGGCCGCCCCAGTCCAGCCCGACCAGTTCGCCGATTCCGCCGGCCTCTGCATAGTCGGGAATATCGTTGCCGTTGACGGAGACCTTCAGGTCCCAGTGTGCGGACCGCCGGCCGGAGCGCAGCAGAGCGATATCGAAAGCCCGGGAATATCCGTTGGGATCGTAGTCGGAGCGGGAGAGATCAATCGGCTGGGGGAAGTGGCGGCTCTTCATCGTCCATGTGACGCAATACTCATTCTCGGCGGCACTCAGGGGGTACATGCCGACGGCCCGCCTCAGCACGTTCACCTCGACCAGGTTCCGACGCCCCTGGGCGTAGAGTGCGGCTTGTTCGTCGAGCGTTCGGACGGTACTGGTGACGATGTGGGCGATACCGGCCAGGGCCAACTGCTTTGAGAATTCGGCATAGAGGGGGAGGAGGAGGGGGTGGAGGCGCTTGATGTCTCGGCTCATGGCTTCTCCGTAATGCGATCGGTTCGAGGTGCGGATCCCTGTGTGACCTTGGCGTCGATGTCGACCTTTTCCTTACACCCTTCCCGCTCGGTCCGGGCGGGATGTGGACCTTTGGCGTTTTTACACCAGGGCTCGAGGCCGAAAAAGCCGAAGTAGTAGCAGTTGCCGCAGAGCTTCATGAGGTGACAAGCCAGGCAATAATGACGGCGCTGAAAATGCCGGAAAGAAACCCGCCGAGCAGCGTCCAGCCTTTGATTGCCAACTTCCCCGGGGCGCTCTTGGCCGCCTCAAGGTCTTTACGGATTTCCTTGATCTCGATCCATTGCAGATCTTCCGACTTTGCAAGGGCCTGTATCTGTGTGGCGGCGATGGCTTGATCACGCATAAGGGTTGCCACCTCGTCGATCTTGGTAACGACTGTCGCCAGTTGAATCGCTATCGCAGGAAGGTCTACCGTCCTCTCTTCGAGTGATTCCACATCTTTCTCCAGTCTTCGCACCGGCCCGGCCTGGTGGCACGATTCGGGGGAATGCGAGAAGTTCGGTTGCTTGGCCATTCATAGCCCTCCGGAAAAACATAAAAGAAAAGGCCACCGTCCCCTTGCTTCCCGGGTTCGGTGGCCTCCTGTTCGGATCAGCCGTTCTGATATCGCCATGTTACAGAGCTTGCCGGGCTATCGCAACCGCTAAAACGCGGCGCCGTATCGCTCGACGGCCAGTTTTTGCAGCCGATTCCGTTCGGCGTTGAGCTTGTCGACGCGGGACTGTTTCTCTTCCCGGGTCAGTTCCCTTGAGCTCCACACCAGGCGAATCCGGTTATTGATGTCCTGCAAACGCTTCTGCACTGCGGCCAGTTGAGGACGGGCCCGGAGCTTGGCCAGGTTCTCTCTGAGCATCGTGTCGGCGTCCTCCTTGCGTCCCCGCTTGCGATACTCCTTGATGGTGCTGTAGATCTTGGCCGTTTCGACGGTCATCTCGTAGAACTCGTTGCTGTACTTGGTGCTCCGCGGACTGTCCTCCCGCACAAAACGATTCAGCACAGGAATGTCCTGGACGCTCCCGGCGGGGATCTCCTCGGCGAGTCCTGTTTTTCTTAAAATAGCATCGGAGGCCATCAGGGCGTAGGTCGAAACCGCCGACGTATAGCCGTAGAGAAGATGTCCTAGCCGCTTGGGACTGCGCAGGAAGGCCGGGGCGCTGTCGGGCATACCCTCGGCCAGCAGTCGGAGGCTTTCGCTTGTCCAGGGGTCATACTGGGCTTCAGGCTCCAACCGTTGGAGCCGTTGCGAGACAATCGGAGAGTCGGAGAAGAACGATTTGTTGGCCACTTCCTCGACGATGGGCTTGAACAATTGCGGAATTGGATTGAAGGCGAATGTGTCGAGGAACATTTGCACCATGCGATTGACGAACATATCCCCTTCTTTTTCCCGGATCAGCTCCATCATCCGCTCGGGAATGGTGGAGAATATCGCGCCGACTTCAAAGGGCTTGGGCATCCGGAAGTGACCGAAGGGGGTGAAGAAGTGCCAGTAGAGATCCTTGTCCCACTCGGGGAGGTCTTCGTAATCGGGATTGCCCATATTGATTGCGTAAAGCGCCAGGGTTGCGCCCGTCAGCATCAGCCCCTTGAGGGCAAAAGAGCGGGGGTTTTCCTTGACACCGCGGTAAAGCCGGTCGAGGCCCTGAATCCTTGCATTCAAGAAAGGAACCGTCTGCACCATGAAGCGCATGACCGCGTAATCACCTGAGCGGGTGAAGTTGAGCGTATCCATGGCCTGGTAAGCGGCTTCGCCGATACTGCCCCCGGCTTTCAGGGTCTTGTCGAAGACCACCATGCGGTTTGCCGACTCGGTTGCGGCGCCGATCTTCTGGTAAAAACGCCATGCCTTGCGGGGGGAGTGCAGGACCGTATCCTTGAAGCGGGTCGACTCCATCGCCTTGACCTGATCGGCGATCATATCCCGAGCCCCTTCTTTGCGCACATGATAGTACCCGCCGCCGCCGGCTCCGGCCGCCATCATGGCCATCAGCTTCTCGTCCTTGCCGAGGGCATTGATGAATTCCTTGCCAGCATGAAGAAAGGGAATCATGTTGGTGTCCGTGACCACCCATGTCGAGAGGGTATCCCGGAGGAAGTTGGCCATCATGAAGGCCGGGTTGACGGTGACCGAATGGGTCAGGAGCTTCTTGGCCCCCTTCATCAGGGTCAGCATCCCGTCGGTTGTGGTCGGGCCCATGGCCGTCATGGAGCGCAGGAGCAGCGGATCATGCACCCGGAAATAGCGGGGCTTGCCGCCGGAGAGGACGGTGATCACGTCCGGGCCCTGCGGCGCCCACCGGGCAAGGAGCTTGCTCCAGGCGCTCAGTTCGCTGTCCATGAATTCACCGACGCCCAGGTGTCCGATCTCCGCCACGTTGCCCCAGCTTGTTTCGTTGTCGGGGAGAATGCCCGAGGCTTCGAGGGCCTTGCGGATCATGCTGTTCGGGACCATGACCGGCTTCCACGTTTTGCTGATCTCCTCGATGGCGCCTGTTCCCTCGGCCATGTCGACGATCCGCTGTGCTGCGATGTTTTTGAAGGAAGAATCGATCAGCTTGGCGGCGTTGAGAAGCATGTTCTCCATGACGTTGATCTTGCCGGCGCCGCCCTTGAGCCGCATGATTCCGCTTTTCTGGTTGGCGAGGCCGCGTTTCTTGAACGGGCCCTTGACGTTCTCCGCACCCTGGATGTCTTCGACCACCCGGTAAAAAGGCACATAGTCGTTCTTCGACCATTCGGCCCGGGCTTCTCCGTCGATAACGCCCGTTGCTTCGGCCAGGTCGAGGATCTTGTTGTTAAAGGTCTGGTACTCGTCAAAGATTTGACGGAAGAGCGGGTATTGCTGTTCGAGCGGGAGGAGAGCGTCAATCTGATCCTGGGTGAAATTGTTCTCCCGGCCTTCTTTGATCAGGCGATTGGCGCGCACCGCTGCGGCCCATCCTTCCCACAGGCGCAAAAGGTTCCCGTCGGCGTGATTGGTCAGCGGGGCGAAGATGTCGGCAAAGCCTTTCCCGCTCTTGGCGTTTTCCAGATGGAAAGATCCGTTGCGGAAGAGCAGGGCGCCGCGGAGCATGACCGCGGCCATAACCGAATCGAGGTTTCTCGTCAGTCGGGCGGCCTTGCTCGGGGAGATTGAGGCGTCCATCACCTGCCCGAAAGTGTCCTCCTCGTAGCTTTCGATGGATGCAAAATCATCCATCATCCCCTGCCGTACCGCCAGAGGGTCCACCCTGGCCGTGAAGTTGTACAATATCGTTTTGGCGCGCTCCGCCCAGGTCATATCCGCCGAGGGAGTTGCCATGGTGGCGGCCAGGGCGGCTTCCTGTTCGGGGGTGCCGGTGGCGCGCTTGCGTTGAAAGGTCGGATAAACGCCCGGGGTCATGCCGGATTTTTTGAAGGCGTCAGGAGCCGTGACGGACATCTCCCTGTAGCTGCCTTCGACGGCGCCGGGTTCGACGTATTGGGAGAACTGCGTCTCCTGCGACCCGAGTACGCCGTCATACCCTTCCTGCTCCGCCTCCCGCTTGAAGGCTTCGATAGCACCTTCCGGCGTCGCGGCCCCCGAAAGGTCAGTGCCGACCCATCGCTGCCCGTTGAAGATAAGAAATCCGCCGTCCTCCATCATCTCCTCATAGCCGGAGTAGCTGGCGCTGCGCTCTTCCTGCGGGATGTCACGCCACGCCACGGCGCGGAGCGCGATGGACCCACCACCAGGTGTCCCGAGAACCACGTCCTCAAACTCAACGCTGTTCGCCGCGATCTCGTCGAGGACTTCCTGCTTAGTGTAAACCCCCTTGGCATCGAGTCCCGGGAGAATGGTGGCGATTTCGTCGTCAGTGACCCCGTTGTTTTTCAGCATATTCTTGAGCGCAGGAGCAAGGATCTTCCCGCCGACCTTGTTCCGCACAACCTCTTCGAGCTTTGAGTAGAAGGCTTGCGGGGAGGAAAGCGGTCCACGCTGTTCCGTGACATTGCCAGGACCATACGGCCGCCGGCCGGACACCGGACCGCCTCCGCCGAGGGTGCGTTTCCCCCGGGCGATCATCGCCACCAGATCGGCGTCGGTGTATTTCCATGCGGTGAAGCCGTTCTTGACCAGCCACGTCTTGATTGCCTCGACGGCGCGCTGGATCAGCCTCGGGCGCTCGTTACGCTCGGCCACCCGGGCAAGGACTTCCTCCGCAGCCTTGAGGCGCTGCAGCTTGTCGGTCAGGTCGAACTTGTAATCCTTGGCGACTTCCTGCATTCGGGCCGGGAAGGCCAGCGCCACTTGATTGAGTACCGGGATAATGTCGGCGCCCAACAGGGACCGGGGGCCGATATGACCGTACCCTTCGTGGAAGACGGCGCGCTGCAGATCTCCGGCAGAAGAGAACTGGTCGGCCACTAGGTAAATGTCGCGGCCGGTTGTCTCGTCCAGCAGTGCCTTGATTGCCTGCTCCCCGTTCATGGTCCCGTTCATGGCGGCCGCCTTCAGGTGCGGGGGCAGCCCTTCGGTATTCGGCACCACATGGAAGGAGATCGAGGAGGGGAACGCCTGAACCGGGCGGGCAATGGCCTTTTCTGCGGCAGCAATCGACATGCCGGGACCGGTGGCGCCGCGAGAGAAGGTTGCACCAGGGCCTTCGCGCAAAGACTCAATCCCTGATGGGACCTCCGACTTGATCGGCATGACGTAGCCGACGACGGAATCTTTCGAGAAAATAGCGAGGGGGTTGTCTTTCCCTCCGTCATTCGTCTGCTTAAATGTCGCATCAGGGTACAGGTTCAAGATCAGGTCGTAATATTTGGCGTCAATGGGAGAGCCCTTGTCAAACCAGATCCTTTTTTGCGTGTCGTTTTCAATAAAACCAATGACCTTGATGCTTTCCGTCGGCGAATAGTTTTTGGGGAAAAACTCCATGTCGATGTCGGAGATAGGTTGACGCAACTGCTCTTCGAGTTTTGCCGGAGGCTTCCCTTCCAGCAGGTAATGGCCGTTGGAAAAAGCGGTCTTGCCGTTCATCGTGCCACGGAAAAGGGTGCGCGATCCGGGCATATTGGTGTTATTCGATTTTGTAACCTGAGCCCACTTGACGGGTTTGGCCTTGTATTTCAGGATTGACAGGCCGTCCTCTGCCGTCCTGCCCTCGTCGGGGTCCGCCGGGCGGCGATCTTGTTGCGAAAGGACAGAGATGTGCGCATCAGACTCCGGGATCTCGGGTTCTTTCTTTTCTTTCACCACAACTTCGGGGGCGTCAAACTCCCGGTCGTCATAGATCCGCATCCCCTGATCGTCCATGATCTCGTTGTAGGGGATAGCAACTTGGCCCCTCTCGTCGGAGGCCATGACGAACCATCCCGCGCTCGCCCAGCGATGGCCGGAAACGGTGAAGGTGGTATCTCCCCACACCACGTCGGTATCGACCGGGGCGCCGTTGCGCAACCAGGCCGGGGGCGGTACGGGGTTGGCTTCCATGTCAGAGGTGATGTCATGCACCAGTTCCTTCATGGCTTCCAGTTCGGTCTGCCGGCCAAAGGTCTCTTTGGAGATCTCATCCAGGCGCAGAAGGGAAGACTCAAACTCGGAGACTTTGCCCCGGGTACGATCTGTTGAACCGACAACTCCGCGGATAGCTGCCTCAAGGCTGGCGAGGCTCGACTTGTGTGACTGGACTTCGTGACTTCCGTTCGCGCCCTGGATTTCGGCTTTCAGTATTGCCTCTTCGCCGAGTTTGGGAAAAGAAGCCCTTACGGGGAAACCGTAGATGGTCCCGACTGCGACATTGTTGTCACCGATACGGACGTTTTTTTGGATAAACTTTGCAATGGCCTCGTCGGCATCCTTGCGGGTGGCGTAGTTCTTCCCGTTGATGTTGGCGGTAAAGGTCAGCATCGCCGTTTTGATCTTGGCGAGAATACCGTTCTCTCCGTCCATAATTGCAAGACGCTCTTTCCCGCTGGCAATATCCCGGGTCAGGGTCTTGATCGTGGACTTGGCCTCAACGACGGCCTGTGTGTGCATCCGCTCCCGGCGCTGCAGGTGCTCGACCTTCTTCCGGGCTTTTTCGAGCAAGAGGATTCGCGGATCACCGGCGGCGTTGGCGAAGGTGTCGAGAATGTCGTTTTCCTCCTCGGCGGCTCCGTCGCCTTCGATCACTCGAATGTCATCGTTGGCGGTGAGGAATGCCTTGATGAATTTTGACTTGATGGCGAGAATTTGCCAACGGCGCCCGTCGAGACGATCGGTCAGGTAGCGGTACTCGAGAACGGTATTCCATTGGTTCCCCTGGCGGTGGCCGCGGCCGTTGCGCTGTTCCAGGTCCCCGGGCATGTAGGGGGCGTCCATGTGGTGCATGGCCCGGAGGTTCTTCTGCATATTGACCCCGACTCCGAGAGACTGGGTACTGCCGAAGACAATGCGGATCTCGGCGCGGTTCATCTTCTCGGAGATCTCCGCCCGCTTCTGTTTGCTGGTGCTGCCGTCGACTACTGCAATCTGTTCCCGGGGGATACCGGCCTGCACCAGGCGCTCAACCATATCGTGAACGGTGGAGAAGACCTTGTAGCTCTGCGAGGTTTTATTCCCCGCAGAACCGACCGACCGTGTTGCCGTTCTTCCGAGTCCGCTGTTGGTAAAGACCGCCTGACAAGCGAGGTCATTGGAATGGTAGACCTCAAGAAGGTTCTTGATGGCGCGGGACGCCTTGCTGCTCGGTTCGTCAGGGACCTTCCCCTCTTGCCCGGCCAGTTTCTCGCCGTTGAGCAACCGGACATCGAAGGAGGCTTTGCCGGCCAGCCCTTCGGTGATGATCGGCGACTCCGGCCCGCCGGCGGCCATGGTCGCCTTGCGCTCTCTGCCGGACATCCCCCGCCAGGTTCTCGCGTAGCCCTGCAGGGTTTTGAATTCGGCGAGTTGCTGCACCGACATGTCGGCGTTGTCGGCAATCACCTTTTTGTACGGGCGGTCCATGGCGTTTTCGGAACGGCCGTTTTCCAGTTCGATTCGTTCTGATTCCGTCAGGGTCTTGTCGGACAGGACCTTGCCGTTCTCGGTTTTGCGCGGGACCATTTCCGGCATGTTCTCGGAAAAGACCACATCCATGTACTGGCCGAACATGCGGCGCAGTTCCGGGACGTTGATGAACGAGGCCAGGCGAACCACCGCTTCATATTCCGCTGCGGCGTTCAGTTCGACATCCTGAACCTCGGCGGCGAAGGAGCCAAACCATCCATCCCAACTATTCAGGCCGACATCCCGCATTTCATCTTCCATCAGGTAGCGCATCTGGTGGAAAACCTCGACGAGGGTATTGGTGATCGGCGTACCAGTGAAGGTATGGACGTTGCCGCCGCCGTTGTTGGCCCGGACATAGCTCGTCAGGAAGCGCAGCGCGATAGATCGGGAAGAGGTCTGTGCGTTGAGGCCCTTCATTCGCATCTTCGTGGAGAAGGGCGGCTTTTTGAATTCATGGGCCTCGTCGACGATGATCATGTCGATGCCCAACTCCTCGAAGGGGATGGCCGTCTCGCGGCTCGACCGCTGTGACGCCTTGTCGATGGAGGTGATAATCGCATTGCGGACCCGGACAAGATCCTTGGCCGTTGGGGACCGGAGCTTTTTCAGTTCCTCCGGATCGTTGAGCATACTGTCGTCCCAGTGAACGCCATCCTCTTCGGCGGCTTCCCGGGCTTCCTGCTCCAGAAGATCAAGCTCTTCCTGTGCCATGGCCTGCAGGGTTTCCCGGGTCAGGGACAGGCGATCGATCAGCGAGTGCGGCATAACAATCAGGTCCCAGTCGTCATTGGCGATCTGCCGGAGTTTCACGTCAATGCTGTCGGGGGACAGGTTGTCGATGTAGAGAAGGGCCGCCCCGGGGTACATGGCCTGAATCTCGTTCTTCACCGTGGCGCTGTTGGCGTTGTGCGCTAAAAGAAGAGGCTTGCGGGCGATACCGTAGCGGCGAGACTCAATGGCCAGCCCGCCGATCGTGAAGGTCTTGCCGGTTCCGACCTGGTGCGCGTACAGGCCCTTGCGGGTGACGAGTCCCCGCCAGATAGCGTCGGCCTGGTGCTTGCGCATGTTCAGCGGTCCGTTCCCGAATTCAAGCGCCATCCCCTCGAACTTCAAAAAGGACCCGTCATATTCCGGCTTTGCCCAGGCGTTACGGGCCTCGTTGTATTCCCGCTCCAGAACAATGCGCCGCTCGGGATCGGACCATACCCAGGTCTGAAACTCTTCGCGGATTTTGGCGATACGCTCGTTGACCTCGGCGGTGGCTGTTTCGTCAACCACCATGTTCTTATTTTCGTCAGGGTGACGAATGGTCATCACCTGATTGCCGAGGGCGTAGGAAACGAGGCTCTTGAATTTGGCGAACTTGCTGCCGAATCCGGCTTCCGCTTCTGCCCGGTAGTTGAAGTCCGACGACAGGCGCAGCTTCCAGCGGCCGGCGATGAATTCGACCTTGACCTTTGCTGTGTCCTCTTTCGACAGGTTGAGCATGTGGCCAACGTAGGTGGCATAGACCTCGGGCGGGGTCCAGGTGGCGCCGAACTGCACCTCGATCTTGTGGTAGGGGATATCCTGCGGGATGACGCGCTTCAGGGCCTCGACGTTGCGGACCATGTGAGCGTTGCCGTCCTTGACTGCGGCCTCCGCTTCCCGGAGTTTTTCCCGGACATTGCCGGCAAGATAGAGATCGGTCGGGGTAATGTCGTGATCGATCGTCTCATAGGCGGCCCCGGATTCAACCAGGGACTTGCGGACTGCATCCTTGTCGGTTTTGGCAAGGGTCGCAATCTGCTCAAGGGTCGGGCTGACCTGCCCGTTACGGGCAAGGACAAAGGCATCCTCTACGCTCGGGTTGTCCTGGCGGGGCTTCGGTCGCATGGTGCTTTGCGAAAGAATCTTTGCCGGGCGGGTCTTGCCGTCGGGGCCTTCGATCTCAAGGGCGGCCAGTGCCGGGTAGAAAGGGTCGGTGACCCGCTTCAGGTACTTCATGCCGAAGCTGTCATTGAATCCGCTATGGTTCTTGGTGAAGGCGTCGTACTGCTTTTTCAACTCCTTCCGTGCGGCGGTGGCCTCTTCGCCGGCGCGCTCGACCTTGATCAGTTCCGCATACGCCTTACGCATGGCGATCAGGTCGCGCAACTGCGTCTCGCGGTTGGCCGTCTCAGCCTTGCCCTTGACGACGTAGGCCACAACCTGGTGCGCTGGCGCCAGGTGCTCACCGGAAACAACAAACAGGCCATCCTTGGTTTCGGTCAGCGCGCCCTCGCGGTCGTCGGTATGATTGGCGATGTAGGAGATCTGTTTGGTGCGGACATCCGGCTTGAAGGCGTCGACGGGAACAACCTCGATCATTTCGTCCAAGCGCGCCCGGATGTTCTGCGGGCGGGTGACGATCAGGCCGGGGCGGGCACTGATGGTGCCGTGTCCGAAGTCGACGGTGCCGAGAACGTGGCGGGGGTTTTCGTGGTAATACTTGTTGAGGAGAACAGGCGTCCCGCTCGGGGTGTTGAAGGGTTCGGATCCAATCCAGCTATCCGAAACGATGCCGAGGGGCTGGTCACGCTTGCGCAGGATGATGATGTCGGTCACTACGGCGGTGCCGGCGTATTCCTTGAACGCTCCAGAGGGGAGACGAAAGGCGGCGATCAGTTCGCCCTTCTGCGCCATGGCGCGCCGGGAGGACTTATCCACCTTGTCCATGGTGCCGTGCGAAGTGATACCGATCACGATACCGCCAGTGCGCACCTGGTCGAGGGACTTGAGAAAGAAATAATCGTGCAGAACGGGATTGAGTTTGTTGTAACGGCGATCCGCCGGCCGCATGGAGTCAAAGGGCCAGTTGCCGATTACCACGTCATAGAAGTTGTCCGGGGTTTTGGAAGTCTCATATCCCTTGATCGAGATATTGGCGCCGGGATAAAGCATCTTGGCCATGCTGCCGGTCAACTCGTCAAGCTCGATGCCGGTCAACTGGCTGCGGGTCTTCAGGTCGAGGGGCATCATGCCGAAGAAGTTACCGATACCCATGGCCGGCTCGAGAACCTTGCCGCCGGTGAAGCCCATCCGGGCGATCATCGACCACATGGCCAGAACGGTTGGCGGATCGGTGTAGTGGGCGTTCAGGATGGACCGCTGCGCGCTCTCCCATTCGGACTGGCCGAGGCTGTCACGGAGCCAAGTGTCACGCGCTTCCCATCCATCCTTGGGCGAAGGGCGGGACCAGGACCCGTTAAAGAGCTCCTGCCCGAAAGATCCCCATCCGGTATAGCCGGCAAGGGTCGCCTGCTCTTCGGCGGTCGGGTCGCGGTATTCGTCTCGAAGTTGGTGGTAGAGTTCGATGGCGTCGCGGTTCTTGTTGAATCGGGCAACAGGAGAACCGCCGACGATCTGCTCCGGGTCGGCTACATGGAATAGACTTCCTCTTCCGACTGATCCGGGCCGAGCATCAACCAGTTCGCTTCCGCCTGCTCCTGTGCGTCCGTCAGGGGCATTCCCCCCTTCTGCAGGCTGTCGCTCTCCCGCCACATTTGTTCCTGGAGGACGAACGCCAGTTTTTCCGTCAGGAGTTGGCGTTGCAAATCCCGGTACATTTCCGTCCGGTTTGCTTTCCAGTCCGACAGAATCCGGCGATGCAGGTCCTTGTTGTGAAGCAGGTCCTCGTCCGCCTTCATCTCCCTGAACTGGCTGTCCACCCATTCCCGGAACTTCTTGTCCGGCGGCACCTTCGTCATTCGTTCGGGCTTCGTCATGGCTCCCCTCCTTGATGTCCAGTATATCCTTGATGTCAATGGCGTCAACTACCGACTCCGGGTCCATCCCGGCACGGTCCAATCCCGGCCAGTTACGGGCGGCTGAGTACCAGGCTTTGAAGTAGGGACTCAACTTCTCCGCAGCATCGCCGAGGTGGCTTGCCATGGCTTTGCTGAATTTCACAAAAGACCGGGCCCCGGCTTCAACGTGATAAACGGCAAGCTCGGCGCCGAGCATCAGGAGTTCAGGATCGACGCCGGCCGTCAGGGTACTGACTTTGGCCCGGAGTTTTGCGGCCAGTTCTTCGGCCCGGTCCTTGGTCACCAGTTTGTTGTCGGTACCGTACCCTTGAGGCAGGGCCTTGGCGGGGGCGTTCGCTGCCGGGGCTGAAACCGCGGTCTGATCCGTGCCTACGCTTGGCAGGACGGGCGATTGTGCAGGCGCTTCCGGTTTTGCTACCACATTCGAGGGGGCAGCGCCGGGCATCTTGGTCCCGCCTCCGTTGCTGGTGTAGAAGGCGTCGGAGTAGGTTTTAAGCTGCTCGTCGCTGACGTTGACCGCTGCGGCATGGGCGGCGGCGACATCCACCCCTTGGCTGACGGAGTATTTCAACTCGTCGACGGTGGCCTTGCGGTATGCGTCCTTGTAGGCGATGGCAAAGTTTTGGTTATCGCTTCCGGGGGCAACGGCCTTGAGCTTCCCGTCTTTAGCCAGGCGATCAGCTACCCGTCCAAAGAAGACACCCTTTTCCATGACGGGCTTGGTGTTCGCGGGGGCAGCTTCGGGGCTTTCCTTGAGGATCTGTTCCGACAGTTCACCGACCGTGAGCGTTCCATCTGCCCACCGGTTCGCGCCTTTGGTGCCATAGGGGTCTTTCGTGGTGGCCTTGCGATACATGAAGACCATGCCGGAGGCGTTCGGCTTCATGCCAGGCATTCCGCTGGCTTCAGTAATGGTGAGATAGATCCCGCTACCGTCAGGACGAAGCAGGGAGATTGAAGCGTCGCCGGGGCCGGAAACACCTGATTGATTGATATTGACCTTGCCGTCCCATGACAAGTGTTTTTTGAGGGCGTTCAGGAAGGTTTTTGCGTCATTGAGATATTCGCGCTTCGTCTCGCCGTCGTTGTGCCATCCGTCGATATTCTTGACGCCGTAATCGTCGCGCAGGGTGCGGAGTTCACCTCCAGCCTTGGCCTTCTGTGCCGCAACCTTCGCCTTGTACTTCTCTATCGGCTTGACTACTTCCGGGGCGGAACCTTCTTCTTGTCCGACTTCGCTTTCTTCTCCAGTTCCGCTTTCAGTTTCTCCGGAGGTGTCTTGTCCAGGCCGAGCCGCTTCAACCGTTTTTCCATCGACATTGCTGATACCCTCCTTTGCGAGTTTCGCCAGGGCGGTACGGCCGTCGGCCGCCTCGATCACCCTGTCGACGCTATCGTGTGCGCTAAATTCCGTGACGCCGGAATAGATACCGATCCCGGGACTACCACCCTTCGGATTATAAATTTCGCTCAATCCCTGTTTCTTGGCGTAGGCATTGATCTTGGCCCCGGTTTTTTCCAGTATACCACGAAGTTCTGATTCCGTTGAATCGGGGGCGATTACGCCAAACTCGTCGCCGCCTTTCCGGAAAACCTGCACCCCGGGGAAGTTCTCCTTCATGTCGTCGTTGATGATCTCGGCGATGGCGCGCACATGAGCATCCGCCTTGGCATTGGCGCCCATGTGCTTATTCAGCCCGCCGAGGTTACGCAGGTCGATGTCAGCATAGGCGAAGGCCCGGCCGCTCTCCTTGTGGGCGAACCAGGCACGATCAAGGGAAGGCCGGTGATAGTCGACCTTCTGCAGGCCGGTCACCGGATCAGGCTGCCGGACCAGGGTGCGGCGCTCGTTCATCAGGTCGCTGTGCAGTTCGCTGTCTTCGGCAATCCCTCCAGCTTTGAGCTTATCAGCAAGGGCTTTTTCGTGGATCTCCGCCTCGCTCATAAAGGGGGCGGCCGGTTTCTTCCCTTCCGGGGCAAAGATCTTGCGCGCATGTTCCCGGGCGAAGGTATCGATCGTGGTCTTGTCGCCGTACTTGGCATCCACCGCGGCGATGGAGCCAAGCGCGGCCACCTTGTCCTGAACGAAAGCAACCTGGTCGGAGGTTAGTCCCGGTACTCCGGTCCCTCCCGTCTCTCCTCCGCCGGGCTTTCCTTCGGGAATTCCCTTCGCTGCATCCCCGGACACCCGCACTCCGGCATCATCATTCCCTCGTCCTGCTTCTTGGGAAAGTCCCGCATCTGGCCCGACATTGGTTTCATTGGTGGCTGCTCCTTCTGTGAAAGGGACGTTCTGATCTACGGGTTTGGTCGGGTCGTAAGTCTTCCTCCATGCCTTAAAGTCTTCCATCGGCATTTCGGTGACGGCACCGACCCGGCTTTCCCCGGTCTTATCGTAATTGGAAAGATAGGTCATGCGGGCGCCCTGCTCAAACTTCGGACCCATGACAACCTTGTGCTCGTCAAACTTCCCTGTTTTCGGGTCGATCTGGTCGACGATAAAAACGGACTCGGCCGACGAAGCACCAGGGGTCAAAAAGACATCGAGCTTGGACGGCTTGCCTCCTTCAATCCCGCCCTTGGTCCCCCTGATATACCCGTAATGGGCGGTCATCTTCGTCTGCCACTTCTTCCCGCCGGTTTCCTTGTCCTTGCGGATAGATCCGATCGGGTTCTCGATGGAGATGTCGAGGCCCTGAACCTTGTGGTGACCGAGCTTGGCGTTCTTGCCGATCTGATCATTGGTCGGGTCGGGGAGATCGTTCACCGGGGAAGAGGCTGCGGTGTGCGCGGCCAGGTCCATTTCGAGGTCGGCGATTTCCTGCTCCTCGTCGACGACGGTCGGCTGTTCCTGCTCGACGGGGGTCTCCTGAGCGACCTCTTCCGTCATCCCCTGGGCCTGAACGGGGGCGACCGGAACCGGCTGCACCGCGGCAACAGCTTCCTCGATCACGCTGGCGGCAACCTCCCGGGGCGCCGATTGTTCGCCGGCCGGTTCGGGGTCGGTCTGAATCTCGGTCAAGGGTCTCCCGGTGGCAAGGTCCGTCTCGCCTTCGAAAGGAGCGAAGTTTCCGTTGGCTCCGCGCATCTTGCGCAGCATGGCCCGGGTCTGGCTTTGCTCCTGCTCGGCGGCGATCCGCTTCTTCTCGGCGTCAGGAAGGGCTTCCCATTCGGCCTGTAGCGCCTTGGCTTCGGCACTCCCGCCGACCTTGTTGATCATGACGCTGCCGCCGCCCATGAGCGTTGACTGCAGGACGGTGACCAGGGCGGTGTCCACCTGATCCTGGAAATGGGCATCGCTCACCCAGTAATCGACGGTGCTGCCGATCCGCTGATTCAAGGGGGCGTCGTTTTCGGTAAAGAAAGCGTCGGCGCCGTTCTGCAGAGCCGTGGCGATATGTTCGGTGACCAACTCCGCGCCGTAGTATTCCGCCAGTTTTCGAACCAGCCGCTTCGTCCCCGGCTTGAAGAGCTCGAAGAGTTTCCCCATCGGGACCCTTTCGGTCAATCCCTCGACGGCGCCCTGCCACACGGCGTTGACGGCCGACTGGTTGACCGACTTCCCGTCGGCCCGGTTCTCTCCGTATTTCTGCCCTCCGGTCATCGTCCCCATGATGCCGAGGCCGAGGGCCGGGTTGACGGCACTGATCGTCAGGGTAGGGACCATCTGCATCATCGACTCGGCGGCCATGGCGGAGATCTCACCGCCCTTGGTCTTGAACGGGTTCTCCTTCTCCACCAGATCGTGAATCATCTTGCCTTCGGCGTAGAGATCCTTCCCCTTCTGGATATAGGGGGACTGGATGCCCGGGTCGCGGCGCCACTCCTCCGGGCCCGTCTGCGCCAACTTCTGATCCATCTCGCCGAGAAACTGTGCGGCACCGCCGAGGGACTGTTCCATGGCGGAGATCCCCCGGGCGCCGTAGGTCTTCGCCAAGTTCGGCACGTCGTTCAGGGCAAACTCAGGCCAGTCGTTGACCAGAACGTCGGCGGCTTTGGCGAAGAATCCCGGGCCTTCCGGTTCCGGATCCAGGCCCATCTCGGGCGCCGGGGCTCTTTTCGGAAGGGACAGCCCGGTCGCCGGGTATTCGGCCGACAGAGCGTCGAGTTCGTCAAGGGAGAATTCTTTCGTCTTTGCCGCGGGGATCTTGCTTTCGATGGCGTCGAGGTCGTCACTGGTAAAAGGCATTGTGCCTCCTGGAGGGAGAAGTGATCAGAACTGCATTACATTCCGCGGCCGTGGGACGACTGCATGGGCGGGCCAGATTGAGGGACAAGCCCCCTCCCGTTTGCCTTCTGCTCGAGAAAGGCCCGAAGCTCGGCGCGCTTCTCGGGGGAGAGGAGGCGCACGGTGTAGGCCCTGCCTCCGGGATTTTCGTTCAGGCTGGCAACGACCTCCTCGACGGGGGTGTCGTTCAGGGTTTCGGCATCCTTGAACATGGCAACCGCCTTGCGGGGGTCCTTTTCGTTGCTCTGGTTCTTCCAGAAACCGAGGAAGGAGTTGACCCGTTCCGGATCGAGGATCGACACCACCTTGCCGGTCAGGTCGTCCACCTGCGTGTCTCCCAACATGGCCTGAACGTCTTCGGGGAGATTGGTATATAGGTGCTTGTCGGCATCATCCCCTTCGCCCCCTTTGGCCTTCCTGGCGTTGGCGGCCTTGACGTTCTCGAGGTCGATATCGGCCTTGGCCTTGAACTTCTCCTTGGCCAGCGGGTCGACTTTTTCGACCGGATCGCCGGGGCGGGCAATGCCGTAGCCGGCGAAGAGGTCGTGCATCTCCCCGACAAAAGCATCAGGAGAGAGCGCCACCACCTCGTCACTGCCTTCCGAGGTCCGATTGCGGGTCAGGACCCCAGTCCCGCCGTCCTTGCGGCGCAGACGGAAGGTGATCTTCTCCCCGTCGCCGGTCTTGAAAGGGACGACCTCGAGGAGCGGGTTTTCCGGATCCACGTCCGGACTGTCTCCGAGATAGGCGCGGGTCATGTCCATCTGATTGCCGATATCGGCGATAGTGGCGCGGTCCCACTTGTCGGGGGTCTTCAGATTCCCCTTATTGTCATAGATGGCCTGATTGAAGCGGAGGGCCTGCTGCTGCGCCTTGCGCTGCTCCCGCTGGAAAGACACCTCGTCCTGGTTGGTATTGAATGCCTGCTCGGCCCGGGCGTTCTGCTCCGTCGCCATGCCCTGGCTGAACCGGGTGTTCTCCTGTTCCCGCATGTCCCGCTTTTCGGCAAGGTCCATGCGCCGGTTGTCCGACTTGATACCGTGGGCCACCTGAAGTCCGGCCAGAATGCCCCTTGCTGCTCCACCCACTGCTCCACCACTTTTAAGCGACATCGTTTCCTCCGTTAGCTGGTCGCGGCAACACCGGCACCAAGGCCGATCGCTCCGCCAATCACTGCGCCCCATGGTCCGCCAACCGTTGCCCCCGTCGCTACGCCCGTCATTGCCGAGCCGGCGATAGTGTTGTTTTTGCCCTGAGCAATCTGGTCGTTTGTGGCGTCCCGCTCGTTCCGGCGCCGGGCGGCGTCCAGCATCCCCTGTTCGGCCGAGCTTGCCATCCCGCGGCCGAGGCGCGCCATATCGACGGAGGTATTCACATCCCGCTCGAAGCCCATGGCCCGCACGTTATCGGATGTCTCACCCTGAGCCAGCGCCTCGCGGATCTGGCTACGGCGATCCTCGAAGGCTTTTTCTTCTTCGCTGCGCATGTCGCCGTACCGCTGGCGGAAGTCGGCGGTGGAGTTTCGCCCCGCCTGGAAGCCACTGGTGACCATCCCCTTTGCTTCGGCGATCTGGCGATTAATGGCTCCGGTGCTGAACAGGTCACCAAAAACCTGATCCTCGACCGGGCCGGCAGTATCAAGGTAGAACTGATACTTCTCCCGGGTGAGAGCGGCGGCTTGTCGGTCTTCGGATGTCGCCATGCGGGGCTCCTTTTTCTTTTTGGCGTTATTCTACGGGGAAGAGATCTTTGGCGGTGAGCTTGCCGGGTCAGCTCTTGGCGGGGATTGAACCAATACCGAAACCGACGGCGGTTCCTGCGGCCTCTCCCCATCCGGCAGCGGCATCGGCATCGGCCATACTGCGGGCGAGATCTCCCTGGCCGGTGATATCGCCCTGCATCCCGTAGGACTTCATGGTTTGCGCTTCGATTTCGCGTCCGGTGGCAATCACGTTCTTGCCGAGTTCCCGGCGCTGCGTCTCCCGCTGCTGCAGGACATTGGTTCCGCCGGCGCCCATGGCCTCACCCTGAGTGTCGCCGGTTTCGGCAATGCGGTCGGAGACGGCGCCGCTGTTCGGGTTGATGCCCCGGGAAGTGGCATTCTTGACGATCCCGCTGCGGCCGTCTTTGAAGGCGACGGCGGCGTCCGATCCGACCTGAGAAAGCTCATTCTCCCGGCGGAGAGTTTTGTCCGTAGCGATATTGGCCAGAACCTTCTCACTGGGGAGGAACTTTTCCTTGGCGTGGGCCCACTGCTTTACAGCGATCTCCTGCCCGGCCTTCTCCGCCTCGGTCGCTTCAACCTCGTCATTTTTGCCCATCAAAGAGTCCTTTCGTAGACAATGCGGTCGATCTTCCAGCCCCCGCGGCGCTCGAATCCGCGACGGGTCGAATCCATCCGCAGGGAATAACATCCGTCGCTGCGGGCAATCTTCTCGACGGCGGCCATGAATTTGCCCTGAGCATCGGAATCGGGACACCAAGCGGCAATGATGGTCGCTATCTGCTTTTCCCGGGGGAACGAAATCATTCCCTTCTGCAGGATGATGAAACCAGGGGATCCGTCGCCGGCCATGAACAGGCTGGCCCTGCCGTTTTCGACAAGGCGGAAAACGTCCTCGGGCATCCATTCGGCGCCGCTTTCGGCAACGATCTCGGCCAGGCCCTTGCGGACCATTTCCCAATTTTCGCGGATGTCGGAGACAACAAGAATCTTCATGTGGTCACATTACAGGTTATCCCGCGGTTTCGCTACCGTTTTGCGTCAGGATCAGAAGGCGATAGCGGAGAGGAGACGCCAGGTCGTGCCGTTGTCGATGGTCGCCAGGTCGAACCAGTGCGTCTTGCTCACCTCGATGACCGGCGGCGTGATGCCGGCGGGCCAGGTCACGACGGGGACGACGGAACCGGAAACGAGAATCAGCGTCATGCGCGAGACGTTGCGCCCCGAAGGGACATCGGTGAAGGAGAGGGTGCAGTCCACTGAACCAAGGGTCAGTTCGGCATGACCGTAGGGGATGGGGATGGCGCCGCCGGCACTTCCGTCGGCTGCATCGGCGAGGGTCGGGGGGAGGGCATGGGCCGATGCCGCATGATCAACGGCCGTCGTGATATCGGTCTGCTCCTCGACCGTCGTTCCGTGCTGAGTCGCTGTATGGTCGGCAAGGCCGTGGTCTCCATGGTCGAAGGCCGCGACGGTCGCACCGATATCGCCGTCCACCAGCACGTCGGCATGACTCGTTTCGTTGATGGCGGTGTTGTCGGCATTGGTCGGAGCGTGAGTAGAAAGGGCATGTGTATCGCCACTGGAGGCAATCCGAACCACCTTGGTAATGACCTGCTGCACGTCGGCGGGAACGGAGTTGGCCGCGGCGCCGACCGCGTTACCGGTAGCAACCCCCCCGGCGGAGCCCATGCGCTGAAACCACAACCGCACTTCGTCGATGGCCTTGCGGAGTTCCTGCGGCGTCGGATTGGACGAAAGGCTCTGAATGGTCGGAGGTTTGACGCTCATATCTTCTGGATCTCCTCCATCGTTTCGGCAATCGCCACCGACTGGACTTCGCTTGTGCCCTCCAGGGCCAGCCGGTAGCGGTTATTCTTCTCTTCGCCGGCCAGCCAGAAGGGTTCGCCGTCGAGGATCGGCTGTTCGTGTTTCAGTGTCGCCCCGGCGTAGACCCGCAGGGTGATGTCGTCGTAATCGACGGCTTCGACCTTGGCGCAAACCATGTTGACCGGCGATGGCAAAATATACTCCTTGGCCTCCCACTGGTAGGTGAGTCTGCCTGCTCCGGTGTTCCACCGGATGATCTCCCCGTCGACGACCAGATAGAGGCTGTCGGTTGTTTCGTCGGACCAGGCGGCTGTCGCGTGGAGGTCCAACGTCTGCCAGGGGGCAAGCTCGTTGTCCGGATCGACGACAAAGCCGCCCCTTGTCACCCCGTTATCCCAGAAGCCGTAGTAGCGGCCATCGTGAACCACCCCGAGGATAGAGGAGGGATTGAACAATCGCCACGTCTCCCGGTCGATCAGAGGGCGTGAGAGGAGATCGGCAAAGCCCGGGCCGACCCCGGCGATACCGTCCGGAGCGGCGAACATGACGATGCCGCCGGACACGGCGACACTGCGGGTGCTCTCACAGGTCTGCTTGAGCTCGAAGAAGTCCGGACCCATGGCGGCCGGATCGGAACCAGTGAGAAGCTGCGGCCGTCCGCCGGGGAGCAGCACGACAATGGAAGAGCCGAAGGCTCCGATTGCCGCCGGTTCTTCGACGTAGGCGTAGCGTTGCGCCAGCGGCCAGGCGTGAAGCTGGTAGGGGACGCTGATCAGGACTTCCTTCCCGCTGATCCCGGCAGCGGCCCCGTTGGGTAGCAGAAGCAGATTGCGCAGATCGTTCGGAGGGGAAAGCCAGTTCTCGCTGACCAGTAGGGGCTGTACCGGCAGATCGGAGCCGGTCACGGTGTCGGAGAAGAGTGTTTCGCCGACCTCCACCTCGCCGACGCGGTAGAGCTCACCGGAGAGAGATCTGTAGATACGAACATGGGTGAGACTGGCAGGATTCCCGGCTGCAGGTTGGCATGCGGAAAGATCCAGGGTCGCCTCCTGGTCGAGAAAGGCGGAGACGATGGAGGAGATGTCGCCGGGGGCGCCTTCTTCGGTGATGCCGTTGATCGTTCGGGCGAAGGTCGCAAGGTAAAAGCGGTCGGAGAGTTCAGCAAAGTTTCCGGTAGCACCGCCTATGACAACGAGGCTTTCCACCTCCTCGTTATATTCGACACCGGAGGTGTGCTTGACGTGGATAATGTCGCCGTTTGTGACCATCCCTGGCTCGGTCGTAAAAGGGGACAAGTTGATCGAATATTCTCCTACCTCGATGCGAATTGGTGTTGGAAAATCAAGGCCAGAAACAACAAACGGCTGTGAAATTGCAAAAGCTGAAGGCTGCACGTTTAAAAGTGGCTCAAAGGTAGGTGGTGTTGCAAATTGTGCTTCTTCGTTTGGGAGACATGTCCTAGTGGTAAATGTCCCAGGAATACCTCCGATAATTAATGTGGCAACAGTTTCAGCGTCATAGGCAGCCGATGATTTAACTCTCACATGAACGACATCACCGTTTCCGCAGGTAAACAGAGATCCAAAGTCAGTCGTAAATAATCCAGGAGTTGAAACGTTGCCTACCGGTCCATAAGTCACAGTACCTGCCGGATAAGTGAATTGGGTGCTACCAACGGCGGCCTCTCCACCAACAATACTTATGGCTACACCACTATAAGTATCGAGTCCAGATACTGTGAATGGTGGGAAGTAAATCCAAGCATCAATGGGTTGGTTTGTTTTTGATTCGCCACCAAAGACATCTGGTGCAATGTCTATAACGCCGGCCGAGATTACAGTGGTAAAGGTTGTCAGATATCCGCCTACCGTCACGTTGGTTGTCGTAACAAGCCCTGCAGTATGCTTACATAGGTTACAAATAACCAACCTGTCGCCATTGGCAACCTTCCCGATAGTCGTAACATTTTCCTTGCCATTGATAAAAAAAGTGGGGTAGTACCCATCAACGGAAGTCCTGACAACAGAAATATCTGCAGTAGAATTCAGTCCAGTGATAATAACTTCTTCTGAATACATTCGCAGAATATCAAAACCCATGGCTCCAAGACTGGCACCATAGCGAGTATTAATCTTGGAGGCAAAAACAAAGGGATCAGGGGAGGTATCTTGCGCTATACCGCTCCAGACTTTTGATTTAAATGTCCCGGTGGTCTGTCCCGTCAAAACCGCACTCGGCGCGCCAGGCACCGGAATAGCCAGGGGGATACTGCCTATTGGATAGTCCGTCCCGCCGCCCATGGTCGCCATGGTCGCGTCGGTGAACCGCGGAACGTCGGTGCCGGTGAAATAAACACGCTTCTGCGTGTCGGCCGCCAGGGGAGACTTAACGACGTGAACGTCCTCCGGCCAGTGGAACCAGGACGTGTCGTTAAAAAGGAAGATGCTCTTGATCGGCCCGGCCTTGGTTGGCGTCCAAATGTCCTCGGTGTCGCGCAGAGAGCGTAGGTTTCCCGACAGAAGATCGCAGTTCTGCGCTACCCGCGCCATGTTGGAGGGAAGCAGGTTTTCTGCCACTCGCGGGATAGATCCGCCGAACTTCTCTTGACGAATATACATGTCAGATAATCTCCGGATAGACTCTGTGGCGGTAGCTGGTGTTTCCTCGCAAGGCGTTGATCAGGGCCTCGCTGGTGCCTGTGCGGAAACGGCGCATGTGAAAATCGGAAAGGGGTAGGTCGGTCCACGCCTTCTTGCTCATGGAGAAGAGTTTCCCCAAAACGCCGCTGACGATCACCCCCTCATAGTCGTTGAGGACCCGGCTGTCGCCCCAGGGGGACAGGAGCGTCGGGCACAGGACGGCCTCAATTTGCAGTTCCCCGCCGGCAGCCGCGACATTGGGCACCGGATAGAGCCCGATTCTCTGCGGCGTCGGATGCAGGAAATACCGCGGCTGATTTCCCGAGGCGGCGTTGACCGGGCGGCGGACCATTGGCGCCAAGGGGGTGCTGTTGATCCAGGCCCGGTTGACGGCAAAGACTTCGTACCCGGCAGGGGAAACCATCGGGTATTCCGCCTGCCCGTCGACCATGATCACGGCCTCAAGCTCCTCAATGTGCGCCTGCGCCTTCTGGCAAAAGGTCCGCGTGATGTCAAGCAGTGCCTTTTCGATCATCGGGTCCGGGCAACTGGGAACCTCCGGGGAGATCAGTGGGATCATACTGGCGAAGAGGCGGAAGGTCGCCGTGTCCGCTGGCGGGACTGGTATTGGAATGTCCGACGACTGCAGGATGATGGTCATGGTATCCGCCTTTCGTTATTATCTTTAAAGCACCTGATAGTTGTACCCGACGCCGATGGTCCACTTTTTTGCGCTGCACAGGTAGGGTTCGAGGCGCAATCCTTCATGGAAAATCAATAGTTTTTTAATCATGGGATCGCCTTTCTATCACTGTTGATTATTGCCCTGTACCGCGCCGATTGCTTTGGCACCAATTTACAGATTGCCCTCACTAACCCATGTACCTGGTGTTCCTGCCACTGTGCAAACCCACGCTTTGGGTTGACCGACAGTCGGAGACGTATTGACAACCCTGTCCCCTACAGCCCATGTGTTAGCCGAAGGTGCAGCGTTCCATGCTGGTAGCGGGTTAGCTTGCCGGGTTTGTTGAAAGGCAGCGCTGAAAATGTTATAAACCGCGCCACCGGCTAAAGCTGGGTTTGCCACCGCCAAGACCAGCCCAATATTGGCAGATCCACCCGGCGTAATAAATGGGACAGAAACCGAATCGGGGTTTCTGTTAATAGGCAGTTGCAGTTCTTTGACGGAGGCTCCCCATGTTCTCGCTACAAAGTCCCAATAAGCGGAGTTTGTGTAGTCGTAAATTTGCAATAACAAGGGACTGCCGTCTTCATCTGCAGACCCGTTCATATACTCGATTACTGCATAAAATTGCGTACTGGCAGGCATTGCGTAATGTGTCTGCGTCAGCGATACCGTAAACGCCGGGCTGGCGGCCATGGTGAATTTGGCAGAATACTGGGAATGCGTCTGCGGGCGAAGTAGACGGCTAGAGTCTGCCGTTATCGTGCCGCTTCCCCCAGGGGTTGAGTGACTCCATCCGGTAAACACTCCCGCTGCAAAGACGTTAAACGATTGATTTGCTGTTAATCTTTCACGGGCAGTGCGCTTAATCTCTTTGTAAACTGTGTTGATTCCATAATCGACCACCGCTGTCAGATCATAGGAATCCATTTGGCTTATATCGGTAAGGTAGGCCATCGACCCAAGATGAAAATATTTATTGGTGTCGGAAAAATCATGGATCTTGCCTGAAAATTTGGTATTTCTGGCGTAATCAATATCTATAATCCCGGTTGTTCTAACCGTTTTGTTTACCGTATCGGTGCTGTAAATATTGGTATTGTCGAATTTGGTGCCGGAGTCGTCGCGTATTCTGATGGATGGTTCGCCCCCGGTGCCGTTCGCTTCGAGCCAGCAATTGACAAACGAGTGCCCGCCCGCCGCGTTTAGTATCTGCGATGTCGGCAGGAAAGCCCCACTATATTGCCCGTCAATGTCAATGCCGATTCCGACAGTGTTTTCAATGTTGCAGCCAATGAAAGTGTTGCCTACTCCTCGATTAAGGATGATCCCTTTGCCAGCCCCGGCTCTAAACTTACAGGCCATAAAGGTATTATTGTTGGAATACTGGTTTAGCGCAGCATTGCCAGAAATTTTCATTCCCGTGACGGATGCACTCTGGACATCTACATTGTTGAACGTGTTCCAAATCGTATTGTACAGCTCAAGACCTGTCCCGACGCTTTCGATATGAACATTTTCAATGTAGTTGTGCCCTCCAAGGTTCACCTTAATGCCCGATCCTGTTGCACCCACTGCCGTAATCGCTCCGATTGAAATATCAGATACACGATTCCTTCCGGACAATTCCAAGACGGTCTGGGTGTTATCAGTGGTGGAAAGTTGAGTACTGCCAAACCACGTATTTCCTTGCCCTTGCAAAGAGACACCGATAGGGAGGACGATGGTGTCGTTAATCCATATTATTCCGGAAGGGAGAGTGACCTTACCACCGCCCCCGGCCATAGCCTGCACAGCAGCAATCGTCGCACGAATTGCTGTGACGTTGACGGTGGCTTTAGACTGGTCGTTTCCTGCTGCAACACCAAACATAAGGACATTAATAGGGCCCCCTGTCTCTGTCACCCACGCCGCACTCCCATCCCCACCAGTCGGCACGATGATCGACCCGCCATCATCTGGCTCCACCCCGGTTTCAGCCGTGTAATAGCCAACAGCTTTCCCATCCACCCACCGCCGTACCGGCCCCCCGCCGCCATCCCCAGCCTCGTAGTAGCCGAGGGGCTGCACAGCCGACCGCCCCGGTGAACCGGTGATCAGCCGCAGATCGGCGATGGTGTCGACTCTGTGGATGATCCCGCTGGCAGCCGTACCGACTTCGATGCTGCCGGTTGAGATAGAGTCGACCGTGGACACACCATTGACGGTCAAATCGTTGGTGGTGGTGGTGCCATTGACGGTCAAATCGTTGGTTTCAACGGCGGTCGCCTTGAATGGAGCGGTCGCCGACCATCCGGAAATGGGGAGAACAAGGGTCAACGCCAGTGCAGCAAACGACAGAATGCGAGTGAAACGGTACATTTTAAACCTCCTTGTTATCCGATGCGGTTCCAGGCGGAAACGCCGTCAGGGGAAAACTCCATGAATTCGCCGGGCATGTTCGAGTCGTAACTGACCGCCTCACCTTCGACCGTTTCTCCGGGCTGCGGGGTATGCAGCACAAGATTGGCCGTAGCATCGATCTTCTTGCATCGGAGCCTGCGGGCCGAGGCCGAGGCGGCAGAAAGGAAGACGATGGAGACGGGACCGGTCGTGCAGTCCTCGATGATCTCGGCGTCCCCGACCTGCACCGAGTAGGGCGATTCAGCAGCGGTCACGACGACGCGCCGGCCGTCTCCGGCCCGCACATTCGACACTTCGGCGGGGAGATCAAAGCCGGCCTTCGAGACGACGAGATCATAGAGACCGCCGACGAGGTAGAGGGTGAAGCCGCCGCTGGCGTTGGTGGCCTGCGGGTTGGCTACCGGGGTTACCCCGTCGGCCTGGTACAGGCTGGCCGGGGACCCATCCTTGTTATTGACCTGGACGAGAGCGTCGGAGACGGGCGCTCCGTTGCTGTCCAGCACGGTGTCGCTGTAGGGAAAAACGATCATAGGGCCTCCGGGAAAGCGTTTAGAGAAAGGCAGTCAGGTCGACCTCGAGAGGCCGGGGAGCGACAAGCAGGGGCTTTTTGTGAACCGGATCGGCAGCACCGGCGGCGCACTTACGAACCGCCCGTAGCCAGAGCCGGGCCCGCCACTTCCACATGCCGTCCTCGACGCAGATTCGATAAAGTTCCTGGTCGGCAATATCGCGGGCATCGATCGGCAGAAGCTCTGCACGGAGAAGCTGATAGAGGGCATCGTGAACAAGAGATCCGCGGATTGACGACGGGGTGTCAAACGTCGGGCCGCTCGGGCCGTCCCAGGCGTAGCCGCTACGGATAATCAATTCCCCTTCGGGCGTCAACGTGATGAATTCGGTTGACCGGCCCATCGCGTAACACAGAGGGACCTTCTCCGTATATGTTGCCGCAAGCTGATACTTGTATCCGGCCCGGTACGCGACTCTCCGTTGCATGGCAGTCATCCCTTCTCGTTCACTTTTTGCCGCAGTTCTTCGACCAACTTGCGGAGATCATCATATTCCTGGGACTCCTGCGCTCGGAGGTAGGTCATCAGGACAATGACCCCCGGTAGGGCCCACACCTTCGGGTCGGAACTCAGGGCGGCAGAAACGACAGACGGCCAGTCGATTCCCGAATTCTCGAGAACGCTGGCCGCCGTGTCAATGCCCGGGATCAGAACGGCCAGGGCAGCAATAATCCCCTTGCGATAGGTCAAAAGAGTCTTCCCCATGGACTACCTTCCCGCAGCGGAGATGTCGATCATGGCGTCCTGCCGGCTGAGGTGCAATCGAATCAGCGCCAGGTCGCAGTCGGAAACGAGATTCGGATTTGTCAGCGCCTCGATGTCGGGGCCGACCAGGTAGAGAGTTGCACCGGCAAGGGTGTTTGCAATCTGCACCTTGTCCAGGACCAGAGAGACGAGCCGGGCATAGGTAATACCTCCGGTCGCTTCGATGCTTTTCCGGATATCGGAAATGACCTTGTGGGCATCATCCGCCGAATATCCCTTGACGTTCTGCAGAGCGGTGAACTGGACGACGAGGAGCCCCCGGTCGAGCGCCTGGGGGTTGGGAATCTGGTTGAGGATGAACGAGGACTCGTTAACGCACTCGGCCGGCGGAACAAAGGGCGTCGCGGCGCAGGCAGAAAGAGAGAAGAGCATGACGGCAGCAAGGATGTATCCGGCGAGTCGCTTCATTGTGTAACTCCTTTTTCTAGTTCGGTTCGAGTTTGACCAGTCTGGAGGCAAGGTTCATGTCCCCTCAAGCAGTGGCAGGGGTAACAAGAGGGGTCCCGATATCGTTCCTTGCATCCGAGAACGCAGCAACGATGCTCAGTCGTGACGTTACAAAAACAGACAGGCATCCCTTCCCTCCTCTTATCTGGTGGCCTGCTGGGTCTGTCCGGAGACGCCAAGCATCTGCAGTGCCTCCTTGCGGTGATACGCGGAGCGGCCGAGATCGCCGCCGACCGCTTTTTGCCAACCGAAATACAGGGACAGGTGGATGACGGCATTGATGAAGTTGTCCGACAGCGGAAACAGCATCTCCTCGCCGAGGGCCACGGCCGCAGGGTATTCCCCTTGGAGAACTCGAACATAGTGTGGCCCGAGGATCGGCTGGGGAGGCCAAACCTGAAACCGGCGGGGCGTCCGGGGATCAATGATGTAGTTCCGCACGATTCCCGACATGGGATCTCCCCGCCAACCGGGTCGGGTCAGGTCCATATCCATCTCGTCGACCGGCCGCGGAGCCGCGCCGAGGGTTGCCCCGTCGGCGCCGAGGTTGCAAACGATTCGAGAGAGATAAACACCGCCCTCGCCAAGGACCTGTTCGGTGCCCTTGGACAACTGCAGCGAACGCACCTGGAGAAAAGCGTCCGGGCGCAGGTCGATGCACTCTCGCAGGGCGGCGTTGAGGTTGACGATGTGCTGTGTCGCAGTCCATCGGACCTTGGCGACATCCTGCAGAACAACAGCAACCTGGGCAACAACATCGTCAACCAGAACCCCGGAAATGGCGGTGTATGGTGCGGTTGCAACGGGCGGCGGCTCCGGTGCCTGCAGAATGATCGTCATCGTCTACGCCCCCTTATCCCTGTTCCTGCTGGCGCTGGTATTCGGCAAAAGCGAAATCCCGCTCGGCCGCCGAAACGGCATGACCGACCGCCTTGGACAGTTTGGCCGGAACGGGTACGCCGCCGACGGTGAAGTCGGTAGCGGGGTCCAGTGTGCCGATCGCTTCGACCAGCAGGGTCAGTTCGTTGGGGTCGAGAGTTACACCCGTCGCCTCATTGACTTTCGTCCCCGCCTTTGCGGAAAGAAACTCGTCGGAGTCGCCGCCGGAGACCGAAGGGAGAGTGGGCGCCTTGGGAGCAACGGGGTCGGTGGGCGCCGAGGTATCGAACAGATCTGGACGCTTGAGGCGCAGAACAGCTTCGGGGCAATCGATCAGCTTGAGCTTGTTCATGCCCTTGATCATCAACTCGGTGGCGTTGAAGACCTGATCGTTCTCGGGGTTATACAGAAAACGGGTTTGCTTTTTCATGGTCATCTCCTTGAGGTGGGTGGCTTTCGCCTTTTTACCACTGGGTTTTGAACGTCACGACATTGAAGACATTGTTGGCCGTCGCCGCGGCCGCCAGTGTCACGGTGAGAATCCCCTTTTCGCTGGTAGCCGTTCCGCCGCTGGTGTAGGCCGTGAAGTCGGCAGAACTGGTCCCGACAAGGGTCACGGTATTGGCGTCGACCACCGTCACTTGCCAGAGCTTGCTGTTCAACTCGACCGTGCCGACGACACCGGCAATCCACACGCGGTCCCCGGTCGCCAGGCCGTGAGCGGTCATGGTGAGGGAAACCGGGTCGGTGGTGCTCAGGGTCGCGGCGGTAATCGTCGGAGCGAGAACGGAGAGGGCCACGCTGTCGATCAACTGATCCTGATTGCTGGTCGGGTAGACGCCGACCACGGTTGCCCCCTTGCCGAGGGTCACCAGGGCAGGAGAGGCGCCGACGGTCTGACCGGCCAGCACCGTGACGGCAGAGGTGATCAGCGGAGAAGTGCCGAAGTTGACACGACCGAGGCTTTCGGCCATGGACGAACCGGCGAAGAGGAGGCAGAGAAGAAGGGTCAGAAGACAAGACTTGAATCGGATCATGGGAAGCTCCTTGAATCGAAAGTTGATGTTCCTCCGTGGGATTTCTTGTAAAAGTCCGGTCCCTCAGCGGGACCGGACTCCGTTCTACGGGTGAGGCTTAGACCTCGATGCAGGTACGAACCAGGGCGGGGGGATTGGCCACCTTGAAGCCGAAGACGTTCAGCCCGCGCATGGCGCTACCGAAGGTCCGCTCGAGCTTGGGCAGGTAGTCGAGCTCGGTAATCTGGCTGGCGAAGGTAATCGCGGCATTGGTGCCCGCAATGGCCTGCCAGGAGACCTTGGCCGTACCGCCATCGGTGACCTTGGCCAGGTTGTTCGAGGTGTAGAGGGTGAACCGATCGATCACCCCGAGGCGCCCGTTGCGCAGGATGGACGTTCCGTCGCCGGAGATCGAAGCATCCTTGAGGTCGGACTTTTTGATCTTGCCGCAGACGGCAGGGGGAAGAACGACCCACCGGCCGGTTTCCGGAACGTTCTGTTCGTCCAGAACGGTGCCCATGTCGACGATCAGGTCGAGGATGGTGTCCTTGGTGACCGCCAGGGGGGCCGCCTCGGTGCCGAGGTTGATGTTGCCGCTGTCGGCGCCGGCCGTTGCGCCCTGATTGGCGGCGGCGGCTCCGGCATAGACTCCGCCGAGGACCACGCGGTCGATGGCAATCTTCATCTGTTCGGACGCATCGGCCGCCCAGATGTCCATGAGATTGACATCCGACTGCTTCTCCTCGATCTTGTCGACTTTGAAGGCGAAGATCTTGGCGTAGTCGACGGTCATGTCGACAAGCAGCGACTCCAGGTCCTCGTAAACGATGGTATCGCCGATTTCGTAATCGGAGATCGTCACGTCGGGACGCTGACGGATGTGGATGGTATTGCCCTTGGCCTTGATCTCGCCTTCGTAGTCGGTATTGGCGATCATGCCGAAAACGGTTGCGGCGTAGAACTTTTCCAGGAGCTTTCCGGACCAGAGCTCGGGGATGAAGACACCGGCCCGGGTCGTCGGGTAAGCGCCTGCGCCGTAAATAGCGGGGTTGTCGGCCGAGATGGCGACACCGGCAAAAAGAACGCCGCCCTCGCCGTAGCCGCAGAGCGCGCAAAACGCCCCGACGAGAAGAAAGGCCCACTGGCGGCCGGTGAAGAAGCTAAAAAGGTTTTTCATGGCAGGATCTCCTTGTTTTTAGCCAGGAGTGATTCGCCCGTCGCGCTGTGCGGCAAAGATGTCGCTCTCCAAGGCAGCGGCCTGTTCGGGCGAATAGAAACACTTCTGCCCGATGGAGAGCTTTCTTTTTTCCGCATAGAACGCTGCGACTTCACTCTGGCGATATTGACGTTTTTCGGGGGCCGCATTACCGCCGCCGCCGGAATTGCCGGGCAGAACAATCTGACCGGCGCCGGGGGTGACGTGCTGCGCGCCGCCGGCCTCGGATTTTTTGAACTCGGTGAGGATGCTGTTGACGAGGGTCGCCTTGCGGCTATTCATGCCGCGCTGCAGGGCCTCGTCGTACGTCTCTTCCATGGTCGGGGGCATCAGGTTCAGCAACCATGCCTTCCACCGAAGATTCACCTCCTGCCAGTCGGGATGCGCGCCATTGACGGCAGCCCAAAAGTCCCGTTCGATCTCCTCTTTTTTCCCCTGCGCGACGCCTTGAACCTGCTCCTGGAGAGGAGCAACCTGGCTCTGAACGAAGGCGCGCATTTGCTCGGCGTATTCCGGCGAGACTTCATCACGGAAAAACTGCAGGGCCTCGTCTCCTTTGGCCGCGGTGGCCTGGGCCTGCTGCTTGAGGCGCTGGTTTTCCGCCATCAGTTCCTTGTTCGCCGTGTGAAGCGCCGGGACTTCCCGATCATACTTTCCTCGCAGGGTATTCAGGCTTTGGGTCACCTGCTGCAAGGATGCCTGCATTTGAGCGAGATCCCCCTGGGGAGAAGCGGGGCGCTGCTGCTCAACGGCAAGCGGGGCAAAAGGAGCGGTTACGGGTGCCGGCGGGGCCGGAGGCAAGGTTGCTGCCTCGGGAGCGGCCGGCGCAACAGGCGCAGGGGGAGCGGGTGCTTCGACAGTCGGGGCAGGCGCGGCCGGCTTTGCGGTGTCGCCCTGCTGGAGATACGCCTGTCTTGCAGCTTCGCCCTTTGCGAGTTGCTTCTTGACTGAGGATGGAATCGGTGTGCTCATGGTGCTCCTTCCAGGGGCCGGCTTTACGGTCTCCCTTTTTGTGGCCGGGCCGACTTCACGGTCTCCGTCCTGTTGTTGTGGCCACCGTACCGGGCCGGCTTTACGGTCTCCGTGGTGGAAAAAAGAAAAAGCCGGCAGTATCAGGGGATAATTCCCTGATTCCGCCGGCCTCTTATTCAGATAAACCGGGTGGTGCTATAATGTGCCGTCTCTCCGGCTGTCACGCCTGCATCCAGGGGCGTTCCCTCGGGGGGTTTTTCTAATAATCCCTGATAATCAGGGCTTTCGCAACAAGTTTCAGCAAGCAGGCGCGATTGCCGGTTCTAGTTCAGACGTTCAATGGTTTTGCCGTCGTCGTTCATCAGGTAGATTGTCGTGTCGGCAATGATGTGCCGGGGGTTATTGTCCTTGTCCCGAAACGCAACCAAGACCATCTGCTTGTCGACCGGATCGTCGACCGGAACGATCCCACGCTCGAACCATTCGACAGTAACCTCGTCGGGGGTGTCGTCGCTGTTGAACTTCGATCTCAGCCCCACATGGGACTGAACCTCGGAGGCTCCGTCATAAAAGCGCCAACTCTCCGTGTTGCCCGTACCCTTCACCTTGATTATCATGTCTGCCTCTCTTTCTGTTTGTCTGCTGCCTGCCTGCTGAAAGCTATTTGTTGTCCAAAGAAATTTGTTCAGTGCTGTGATACTCGAGCTTGCGCGGCTGCCCGGCGGCGAAATGAACGATCACGCTGCCATTGCATCCCTGGGCGGCGTACTGCTGCAGCTTGAGCATCAGCGTCGCCATGACGGCATCGTTGGCCTTATTGGCAGGCCCACTCATCGCGGCCATCCGTCAACAAGGGGTGCCGGCGGGCGGGCCGGTCCGGCGCTGGTCGTTGTGACTTTAGCCTCTCCGGTTTCCGAGGCTTTGGCCAGGTCGATCAGGTTGGCCAGTTCGGTACGGCGCCCGTTGGCGTGATAAAGGGCATCCCCGAACATCTTGCGCGTAACCGCATCAAGGGCCGAAAGCCGGCGCGTCAGGAACGCAAAAAAGATTTTTCCATCATGATCACACATCAACCGCGACATGGCGTCGATCTCTTCGGTGGTCGCCTTGTCCGGCGAGAGGCCGTCCTGACTCATTGACCACCCCCCGCATGGAAGAGGCTCGTATCGGTTCCACCTGCCGGGCGGCCGCTGGCATCAGTGGCTTGCGACATGGGCGCCGGGGGCGCTGCGGGCGGTGGTGACTGTTGCCCGGGCTGCGTCTGCTGTCCGGGTTGGGCCGGCACCTGCCGAGACTGATTGTTTTTCGGGTCGACGATTGGAGCGGTTATCCCGCCCATAATCACCTCTTCAACCGGAATGTCGGCGGCTTTCAGCACCGACTTCAGGAGATTGGCCCGACCCTCAAGGCCGGTAATCTGGATGTCGGTCGGGTTGTTAGTCTGCGCCAGAATCTCCTTGCGGCGAATCAGAAGTTGTTCCTTGATCAGCAGTTCGCTCGAGCCGAAGACCTTGACCTCCAGGTCGCCCTTGATGGTCTGGTCGGGGTTGTGCAGCATTTCATGGACGTACATCCGGTGGACATAATCCTGGATAGCCTCGTCGATATTGCGCACCACGTTTTTAATTCCGCGGGCGGCGGCATTCATCAGCATCGACAAACCGGAGGCGGTATCTCCGGCGCCGCCGACAGATTCGGAGCCGTGAGCATAGGCCGGAACGCCGCTGTGCTCGTCGGCCAGTTGTGCGACGTAGGTCAGGACACCTATCAGGGCATTTGCCGTCAGGGGTACGCTGAAAAACTGAATCGGGGCCTGATTGCTGCCAGCCATATCGTCGGTGGTCAGGTAGACCTTGCCCGGGTAAACCTGGCCGGGGACCTCTCCGGGCGCCAGGCGGTCAACCATTTCCTGAATCAGGGGTGAGGCCGACATGGCGGCGTTGTTGATCACCGACCGATAGAGCATATTGCCGGCGTCGGCGTCATGCTTGATGGACTGCGGGATACCGCGGCCCCAAAAGCCGTCGGGGTTGGTCATCATCGAGGCGACGGAGTAGGGGCGATGGTTGAGCGGGTGCGGGTTGAGTGTGACATAGACGAGATGCCGGCCGATCAGGATGCCGACGATCTCGTATTCCTTGGTCAGGTCTTCGACCCCGGGGATATTCCAGTCAACCAGGAGGCTTCCCGGCACGGACAGGTAGCACTCCAAGCCGTCAATCTTCGTCGTGTCATAAGAGGAGAGTTGGCTGATGTTGCGGATCCGGTCGACCTCGCCGTCAGTCCACAGCCATTCCCGCAATCCGCCGGAGCGGTGTTCATAAAGAACGGCGTCGATGGCCTCCTTGCGATATCCGGGGACCCCTTTCATCTGCTCGAGTTCTCGCCGCGTGTAGCGGGTGCGCTCGATCAGGTCGCCGTCATTGGGCCCGGTCGAGTCGGCAGAGGGGTAGATGTTCAGGGGATTGACGCGGCGGGTTTCCAGCCGAAGCTTGCCGGCACGATCCGGAAGGTAGTTCCCCTTGCCGTCCTTCTTCCAACTGAGTTGCGTCACGAACCGACCGACGGGGCCCTTGAGGATGGCACAATGGTAGGTCACGATGTCGTCGATGAAGTCGCGGAGGGCAATCTGAAACCCCCCGGCGTCCAGCTTGTCGGAGATAACCCGCTGCATCTTCTCTGCGGCCGCTTTGGCCTGCGCCATCTCGGAATCTGACAGCCTGGCCTCGGCAATAACCAGGGCCTCCTCGATCACACCGCGCAGTGCGTTGAGGTCGACAGGCTGGCCGGTCTGCTGCTCGGCAATAACGGCCTGGTTGATTGCGGCCTCGCGGACTTGTTCCTGAAGACGGATCCGTTCGACGGGCGAGAGTTCGGGCGAGACGGAGGGGCGCATACCGTAAGGCAGTTGCCCGGGGTGAATCATCACGTCTTCGATCCACGCCTTGGCCGTCCGACATTTTGTTTCGGTCATGCCAAGGTAGGCTTCACTTCCCCCTGCTGCCCGGATCTGCGCCAGTTTCTCGGGGGAGTATTCCCCCTTCCTCATTCTGGCCGATTCGATCATTTCCGTCTCGATGGAGACCTTCGACCGTTTGGCCGACTCCCACCGGCCGCGGGCATAGGAAACGAGTTCCGGCATCAACTGAGGAGCGTTGGAATGTGCCATTTGCTGCTGGCGGAGACGTTCATTTGCTTCAGGGGAGATGATGCGGACCAGGCCAGAGGAGGAGACGCCTCCGGAGGGTGGTGCAGCGGAGGGCATAGGCGGGGATTGCATTGCCGCTGACCCCGGGAGGGGATCGGGTGGCCTGGTTGTCATGCCTATTCCTTGGCTCATCGTTACCTCGTCGCGGGTGTGGGGATTGCAAATTACTCTGACAGTATGGATTTTCAGCGGGTTTCGCAACTAAAAATCAAAAAAGAGTCCCTGTGTGTTTTTTTGTAATTTTATTGTTGCGAAGATTTCAGGGGGCCGACATTATGGTGACATGAAAGGAGGTGGTGAAAAATGGGCAGAGAAGTAGACGAGTGGATGACGATTCCGATCCGAAAAGATTTGCACCGCGCAATGAAACAGAAGGCTCTCGATGAAGGCAAGAAACTGATTCATTTGATGGATGAGGTTCTTGTTGATGCGTTGAATTTCAAGGAGGTCAGAAGTGGCAAGAATCAGGACAATTAAACCGGAGTTTTGGACCTCGGAGGAAATCATGGAGATTTCCAGGGATGCCAGACTGTTGTTTATTGGTCTCTGGAATTTCTCGGACGACGGAGGAAATCATCCGGCCAGTGAGAAGACGCTGAAGGCGGAAATCTTTCCCGCCGACGAGGATATAAATTCGTCGACCATTCGACGAATGATCGACGAACTGTCGACGAATGGTCTGATCGTCACCTACGAATCGCCCGAAGGTAAAATGTACTGGCATGTTACCGGATGGAAACACCAGAAGATAGATAAGCCAAATGTCAAATATCCGACATACATCCCGGGAACGGAAATTCAACCAGTTAGATATGAATTCGACGAGCGTTCGTCGAATGATCGTCGAATGATCGTCGACGAGTCGTCGAAAGGTCGACTACCATTCACCCCCGTAAGGGAAGGGAAGGGAAGGGATATAGAAGGGAAAGACCTTAACCTAGGGGGGGAGGATGTAATTAACAACGAAGGGCTGCAGCATTTCAAAAAACTCCATCTCGACACCTGCGGACTTGCAACCGTCCCCCCCCTCAAAATCATTCAGGCGATTCTGGACAAAGGCACAGACCCGCAGCGGATCGAGGATGTCTACCAACTCTGCGGCGGAGATCATCAGCGATATCGACAACGAAACATTACCGAACGGCTGCAGTCCTTGAGGGACGAGGTGTTCATTGACCTGGATATCAGCGAATTCACACCGGAGTGGGTGCCAACATGAAAAGAGAAGAGTTCGACCATTACCTCGGAGTTATCCACAAATATTACGGGAAAGCCTACCCTCATGAGGCCATAGCCCGGGCCTGGCCAAACATCAAGGAGGAGGAAGGCAAGGCGTTGATGCTGGCCTGTGACCGGATCATCCTCGAGAACTCCCTGCACATGCCGCCGATCCAACGGTTCATCGACCTGGTGAAGCAGGAAGGCGCGAAGATCAGCAAGGCTGTGATCCTCGAACGGGAAGACCAGACCGCCCAGGAGAAACGGGAAATGGCAGAGGCGCAACGCAAGGCGTTCAGTCAAGATTCCGGACTCGGGAAAATGTCCATGCTGCTGATCTTGCCGCTGCTGTCTGGCAAAATAACCCGCAAGACCTTTCTGGAGGGGCTTCGACACCTCGACACTAAATTTCCCCGGGCTGGGTTTGCAACGGAAGGCTCGAAGATGCAGCTTTATTACGAGAAGCAGGGATTGAGCCTGGACAAATGCCCCGGCGGCGGGGCGTGATATGACGAAGGTAGGGGCTTACTACAACGAAATCGACCCACAGGCGGCCGCCTGGCTGCGGGAGTTGATCCGCTGCGGGCTGATCGCCGACGGCGAGGTGGACGAGAGGAGCATCGAGGATGTCGTACCAACTGAGCTTGTGGGATTCACCCAGTGCCATTTCTTCGCCGGAATCGGAGGTTGGTCCCTTGCCCTGCGACGTGCTGGCTGGGAGGACTCCCGCCCCGTCTGGACTGGTTCCTGCCCCTGCCAACCTTTCAGCGCGGCAGGCAAGGGAGGCGGGTTTGCTGACGAGCGGCACCTATGGCCCGCTTTCTATCACCTTATCGAGCAGCACCGCCCTGCAGTCGTCTTTGGAGAGCAGGTTGCGGCAAAGGCTGTCGAGCCGTGGATCGACCTTGTACAAGCTGACATGGAAGCCCTGGGTTATGCCTTCGGGTGTGTTGCGTTCCCGTCTGCGGGGGTCGGTGCTCCGCACATCCGAGACCGAGCGTACTGGGTGGCCGACGCCGAAGGCTTCCGAGGCGGGTCCGGACTACGCGATAGCCGACCGGCCGACCAGCGGCGGGATATCTCTGCCGACGGCGGCGGCGTTGTCGGGATGGCCGACGCCGATGGCGGGGACCCCCGCGCAGAAAGGGTACAACGAAGCGGGGAATACGGATGCGCCTCGAAAGACAGTGGCGCTCTGCGGGGCGCAGATAAAGGGTCACGGTTTGGCGCTGGACCCCGAATGGAGCGGCCCGGCCCGACTCTTAGCATCTGGCGAGATGCTGACTGGCTCTTCTGCCGGGATGGAAAGTGGAGGCCAGTTGAGTCCGGCACATTCCCGCTGGCTCATGGGATACCCGCCCGAGTGGGACGCCTGCGCGGCTACGGCAATGCCATCAACGTTGAAGCGGCGAGAGTCTTCATCGAAGCCTACCAAATGGGTTGTTAAGTGATGAAAACAAAAAGCATCCCGACCAATAATCTCGGCCAGAACATGGCCCGAATTCGCAAGGAAGAGCGGTTGTCCACCGACGGCATGGCCTACCTTTGCGGGGTGTCGCGGATGACCATCTACAACATCGAGGCAGGCATCAAGGGGACGACGGTCCCCCTGCTTCTTAAAATCTGCACCATCCTGGAGAGGTCCCCAAACGAGCTTTTGGGATGGCCGGAAACGCCGACAGTCGACGCCCAAATTTGACCTGTACGGTTTTACCCACACCATCCCCTGTCTGTCGGGGTGATCGTGGTGCTTGTATGTCATTCTGTTCCAATGGCGCATGTTTTAAGTCGACATCATCACCGCTATTCGAGGGCAATTAACCACAATACCAACCCGGGGAGGTTTTTTAAGCCAGCCGGGGAATGAAAAACGAAAGGGGAAATTATGGTTCAAGTCGGACTGTCGTACGGTTTGACCTCGGCGGAGACCAAGGAGCTTGAGGGGATACTAGAGGAGGTTATCAAGGAGTTACTGCGCGGAGACGCCAAATATGGGCCTCACCCGGGGCCGATGCGGGCGTTCGGCGCACTGCGCAACGAATTCAACGAACTGCAAACGGAACTCGAGGCCGAGAACGGAACGCCGAAGTCCATCCGGGCCGAAGCCCGGCAGGTGGTGGCCATGGGGATTAAGGGGATGCGCGATGCCTGGAAAGGGTAAAAAGCCGACTGTATTGGCGATCAAGAGGACGGATAAATCGCGGGACTGTCGTGACTGGACAGTGGTCGAGGCTTTAAAGGAAACCATCCGGAGCATCGAGGACGGAGAGACGGAGGCTCCGGAAATGGTCTACGTCGCACTTCGGTGCAAGGACGCCGAGAATCAAAACCTCGTCTATTACCGGTGGTTTACCGCTGGTGCGACAAACATGGAACTGTCGGGTTTACTCACCCAACATCTTCACCGGCTCTGTATGCCGGCCAGGGAGGAATGATGGACCACGAAAAGTTCAAGTATGGGGGGAAAATGGGGGTCAACGCTCCTCCTATCAACCTGGCCGAGCGCAAGCAGGATGCCCGCCTGTGGTCCCCGCTGGACATGCTGCGGTCGGTCACCGGGGAAATGCAGAACACCGGGACCTACCAGGGGCAGAAGATCACGAAGGCCGTGGTGATCCTCTACTCGGAGGGAAAAAATAGAAATGTTGCCGTAATCCAGTCGGGATGTTCGATGCTTGAACTGCAGGGGTTGTTCCGGTTTGCCGAACAGACCGTGGATGGAGCAATAAAGGGATAGTCTTTTCTACTCGCCCGGGCCCTTCGGCCCGGGCTTTCGGTTGCGCCAACCCCTTCCAAGATCTAATCGCAACACCCTTCCTCGGTTCAGGGCTTACCGTTTTGAAAATCGGTCAAAAACTTCCCTTCGTGCATTGCAGCCGCTTGATCTCGTTGAAGGCCAAGATCACACCCTGTTTCTCGGCTGAGGACCCCCCGGGGTAGCTCTGCAGCATGTCCCCGACGGACCGCAGGGCATCGTCAAGCGTCGCCCCTTCCTGCTCATACTTCGGGCAGATGAAAACCCCGACGATCCGCTGCCAGATGGTCCGGCCGGAGAAGTAATTGATCTGGCGGTAGAGCGTCCGGAGTTGTTGCGTCGACTGCTCGAGGGCTTTATTCTGCGCCAACTGGATCTGCCGCATTTTCAGGCCCGTCTCGGCGGCCAGTCGGGGAGTATTGGGGATTGTGGTCATGCCCAGGCCGCTGCAGAGATTGACCAGGCACTCCCAGGAGGTGATCAGCTTCATGGTTTTGCCGGCGGGCGGTGCAGGACGGAGCGGGTTGACGGTGTTCTCGGCTGTTTTTTTCATGGAAGTCTCCTTGTTGGATTGTCACGTTTCCCGAACTACTGTTTGCGCCACCCTCTCGATATCACCTCAACCTCACCGCAGAGTTTGCATCGACGGAGAGCCGACAGTTCTTCCTTCTTGAATTGTGCGATGGAAAGATCTTCCTCTATCCACCAGTGCCCATACTGGCGACAAATCGCCCCGGACTTGGCCAGGGGTTCGACCCGATTGTCCCAGTCGGTGCAAAAGCCGGACACCAGTTCCTGCACTATCACCCTATCACTGCCGGAGAGGGCCGACGCCGACAAAGGTAGCGCCAAAGATAAGATCAACATGACCGCGAATGCCAAGCGAAACCTTTTCATGATGCCTCCCGTTAAATTTGCGATGCCAGATAAAGAATCACGGCGATAAAATAGACCGTCCAGCCGTTCATTGGGACTCCTTGAAGACCAGCTTCCGCATGTCCTCGAGGTGATACTTCACCGACGCCAGTTGTCCGGCGCTCCCTTCCCCTTCGCTCGGGCGGTAGCCGCAGCGCCAGAGGTTGTCCATAAACTCCTGCGCAGCGAGAGGGTCGAGGGTGAAGGTCGGAACGAAGAACTCGCCCTCGGGAAGCTCCTTGAACAATAAGGGTTCGGCCATACTGAACCGGCCATTGAGAGAGGAGACGCCGCCGATGACGACCTGGACGCTCTTGCTCCAGGGCTCCAACTGCATGTGGACCTTCATGCCGGGCTTGTTCATGCCACCACCATCCTTTCCAGTTTCCGCAGGCGCATCCTGAACGACCGGGCCTCGCTGGCCCGCACCCTCGCCAATGCCTCCGACTGCAGCCGTCGCTGATTCATTGCCGCAAGTTGCACGGACACCTGCTCGACCTCGGCGCGGACCGCCGCCAACTCCTTCCTCCTGATAAGCGCAAAGCCAAACATTAGATCCTCCCTCCCCACCCGACGCCGGGCGGAACGACGTGCTGCACGGTGGCGACCGATCGCGCCGCCGGCAACTGTTGACGAACAAACCCGGCCATGGCCCGAGTCAATGCCCGCTCTGAAGTAAATCCGAGGTCGATAAACGTGCCGCCCTCGTCGTCCTTCCTGAATCCGATTAGTTCCCGGAGCGTGTCGGCGTCCTTGATGCCGTGGCCACCGGCTCTGACCTCTGTTGCAAGCTGCCCTATCAGGGCATCGATGTTCCGCAGGGCCGCAAAGCCGTACATTCTTGTCGACCCGGGGCGGCCGGTGCGCGCCTCGGTCGGGATCTCGGCATAGACCCGCTTGTACCGCTTAAGGACGTGAGCAATCAGCGTTTCCCCTTCCTTCTCCCGGTGGATCACCGCCCAGGCGCCGTTATACCGCAGGCCGATCCAGCCAATGACCTCGGCGAACTGCTCCAAGGGGATATTCTTCTGTGACCAAAGAGCAACCTGGCGCCCGGTCTGCCGCTCGATCACGGTAATGGTGCTGGCTCCAATGGGGTTTTGCTGCCCCATGATGCCCATAACGTAGGTGCCGCCGGGCCCCGGCTCTTCCCATGACAGAAGCTCTCCGGCTTCTTGGTTGAGAATAACGTGGCCGGCCGCCATGCTGTATCGGGTCAGCGGTGTCGGGCAAGATGCAATGATCGCCTCTGAAACGTCCATGGAATCGTCTCCTCGTTTGGTCTGCACCCTGTAGCGGGCTTCATCGTAGGGATGATCTTCGGATGCGGTATCAACGTCGTCAATCTTCCGTAGGTCTCGGGGTAAGACCGGGATTGTGCGGATAGCGTGAGTGCAATGGTCGAAGAAGAACATTCCGGGGTTCTCCATCGGCAGGCCCTCAAGCAGCGTCAGCCCGGCAGCAAGGTAGCCGCGGAAGATCTCCAGGCCGTTGATTCTCGACCCAGGGCCCTTGTCGCAGGAGTAGAAGAGCGGGATGCCGACGGCCTCGTTCATCTTTTGGGCAATCGTCTTGCCATCGATCACCGCGAAAATCTGCGAGTCTGCAGGCCCGGGGCGCACTCTGCCGGTCCAACCAAACTCTTTTTCACGCGATACGATGCCCTTAGCGATGTCTTCGGAGATCATTTTGCAGCCCTGATTGGCCTTTCCGTTCCATCCGTACCACTCCTGTATACGGAAAAGCGTCCCTTTCGGCCATTGTCGGCCATCCGGGAGCGCGTTGCCGTCGCTCTCAGCCCACCAGCCGACACTGAAGGGGTGAGAGGACCCCCAGTCGAAGGTACGATCGATGCGCCAGTCGGGCGGAATCTTGAACGGCATAAGGACGTGGGTGTCGTGATCCCACACATCGTCCACCGCTCCGCCGGCTACGATATCCCAGTCACCGTCACGCATGGCCTTGACCAGGGCTGGAGTGCCGAGGCCCTGGAGTCGGGTTTCGTAGTCGGGATCTCCTTCGAGGAGCTTTTGATTGTCGTCGAGCCTGGCAGGAATATACTGCCGCAGGAATCCCCCCTCCTCCTTTGGTGTGCGCCAGAGTTCCCCAAAAGGAGCCGCAGAGACAAACGTCCCCTTGACCCAAGTATGCCCGACGTTTCCCGGGTTCGACCCGCACAGTATCCGGGGGAACTGGCCGGCGAACTGTTGCGGGACTGTGACGCCGACCATACGGACGCGACCTCTCAGGTAACGATAGACGGACTCCAAAAACAGGGTGAGCTCGTCGATCAGCAGAACGTGGATCTCGGCGCCGTGATAGTTATAAACGTCTTTTTCGTGCTGGCAGTGGCAAAGGTGAACCGCCGACCCGTTGGCAAAAGCGATCCGCGGATCGGTCCCGGACATGACCAGGCGGACCCTCTTCTTCCGCACCAGGGGAGCAAGAAGGTTCGGAAAGCTGGTCGGGCCCTCGAAGTGGTTCTTGATTAAGTCGGGCATCTTCCGGCGGAACAGGTAGATTTGCAACCCGGGGATGCCGAGGCACCAGATAATCGCGGCCACGCGCATGAGGTGGCTTTTACCTCCGCCTGCCGCACCCCCGTACAAAAGCTCTGTCGCCGGGGTTAAAAACGCCTCGGCCTGTTTCGGCTGCAGTTCCATGAGAAGATCGACTTTTGCCATTACGCCTTCGCGTCCTTGAGCGAGAATACCTTGTTGCCAGCGTTCACTTGGATCTTGGCGCCGTCGCACCCCTGCAGCATCAGAACCACCTTAGCGTCTCCATCGTCCTCTTCATCGGCCTTCCAGGTTCCAAGATGACGCCCAAGCAATTCGAGGTTGGCCTTCTTGTCGCTCATCTTGATCTTGATCCGGCGGATGTTCCGGGCGGCAGCTCCCTTGCCTTCGACGATCTCGTCAACCTGAATTTCCGTCAGAGCCGCAAGTTGCTCCTTGCTGGCCTTGCTCAGGTCAACATAGGCGCTGCCGTCGGGTTGAATCACCATGAAGTCGGCGATATTGGCAAACGCCATTTTGGCGAGTTCTTCAAGTACCATATCTGACGTTATGTTGGTCCGCTTCGACCGTTCTCCCATCGCCTTAGCGATTTCGGCTTTAACCCTGTCATGGCCTGTCAGTCTTATTCCTTGTCTTTCTGCGGACTTCTCGCTGTATCCCGAACGAATCGCAGCCCTAGTGGCGTTCAGATCGATCAGATATTCCTGAACGAAGAGGGCTTGCCTTGGGGTAAGGTCTGCCCCCGATGTTCTTAATTCGGACATTTCGGGCAATTTTTCGGACACTGGCCGGACATTCTCAGACATTCACCCTCCTTTTTGTCACAAATCACCAGTAAACCGTACAGGTCCCGGACATTTATCGCACCGTTAAAATGTAAAATATCGGTTGATTATCGTAACTGTTGTGATATTGTTACACATCGTTTAATTTCCCATTACAGGCAAACAAGGAGGAGACATGATGTATCGACTGGCAGAGAAGAAGACCGTTCAGGACACACTCGACAATATTGTCGATTGGGAGACAAGACAGGCGTTGGCCGAGATTGATGGACGGGCAGGGGAAAGGGTCCTCCGTGCTGCCGTGACTGGTATTGACGCATGAAGAGGGGGGAATTCGGTCGGGATCGTAAGTGGCAGGCAAAGACACCCGAAACCCTTGCCCAGGAGTTTGAGATCTACCTTGCGTATGCCGACGATGGCAACGGGGTGGATATCACGACAGGCGGACCCATGGCCACGTTTGACGAGTGGCTGGCAAGGTAACCCACAAAGGAGAAGCAGGATGACGAAGGAAGAGAGAAGAAGCCGCGGTCTGTACTGGGACCGGGCCTGGAAGCTGGTCGAGGGTTGCACCAAGGTGTCCGCCGGCTGTGACAATTGTTGGAGTGAGTCGGAGACGGCCATGCGCTCGAATCATCCGAACGGAAAGATTCGACTCCGGGCAAGGGACGTTGTTGTTGAAACCAGTGTCACTGGATCACTCAGGGAGGGGACTGCAACGGGGCATGAGTGCCTTACCGGCTTCAACGGGCGGATTGTCTTGCGTGATGATAACCTGTCCCTCCCGCTGCGCACGAAGAAGCCGACCGTGTTTTCGATCTGGAACGATCTCTATCATGAGGACGTGCCTGACTCCTTTCGCGACCGCGCTTATGCCGTGATGGCGCTGTGCCCGCAGCATACGTTCCTAGTGCTGACCAAACGGGCGGAGCGGATGGCGGAGTATTTTGCTGACCAGACACCAAGGGCAGCATGGCGCATTCAGGAAGCTGGAAAACGAATGCTGGACGCGCAATATTTCGGTTTTGAATATCCAATCCCGAACGCATGGCACGGTGTCACCGTTGAGGATCAACAGCGGGCCGACGAGCGCATTCCCTACCTCCTGGCAGTCCTCGGGAAACGGTTCCTCTCCATCGAACCAATGCTCGGGCATATCGATCTCTCGGGTTATCTCGGAGGTGCTTACTACTCGGCCAATACCGGGGCGGGCGAACCGAACTACAATTTCGGGATTGACGCGGTTCTCCTCGGCGGAGAGTCGGGTCCCCATGCCCGCCCGATGAACCCGACCTGGGCGCGATCAGTGCGGGACCAGTGTGCCATTGCTGGTGTCCATTTTGTTTTAAACAAAATGGAGAGTGGGTATCCGTAAGCGAAGTTGCTGGCGCTGGCAATCATTTCCACTTTCCGACCGGAGAGACCGTTCGCCGGGTCGGCAAGAAAAAAGCCGGGCGCACTCTTGACGGCCGGACGCATGACGATCTCCCCTGGGACGAAAAGGAGGCTGCACAGTGAACAAACTCACGCTTTACAACACATTGGACTTGCTTGAAGTCCTGCAAGGCGTCATCAGTCCGGCGCTCTACGCTGGCATGGAAGACGCAGGAATCACCGAACAGGAAATCATCATCGAGATCCGGGACCTTCACCTTGGCAGCCGGCAAGGGCTGGACGCGGCTCCGGCTGATCCGCCGACGTGGAGGGCTGTCACGGTCGAGCACTACGGCCTGCGGGTGCTGTCCCGGATTATCGGAGCGATGTCCACCAAGGGGGGCAAGAGTATCAACCTGGCGGTGCCCCTGGGCCAGAACGGCGACATGCGGCGAATCATCGAGGCCGTTGACAAGGCGATCTCAAATCTTGACCTGACCGATCAAGTCTTTGCTGCCCATCGGGCGAAGGAGCAAGATGATGTTGGTTGACTTCCATTGCACCGATTCCAAATGCCACTTCAGTTTCAAGAGAGTCCATCCCGACAACGCCATGGAGCCTTACCCTGCCTGCCCCAAGTGTGACAGGGTTCATACAGTGATCAGAATGGATGAGGAGTGTTGCGCGACATGTCAGGACGAATGACAACCGAGGAACTGCGCGTAGAGATCAAGCAAATCAAGAATCCGGTGACGCTGCGCTCTCTTATGGGGATGATCTCCGGGATGTTGGGGCGGGGGTCGATCTCTCCTGAGCATCAGAAGAAGATGCAGGAGGGCAGGAAGAAAGCCAAATGAGAAGGAAAGGAGTAAAAAAGAAAGCCCCCTGGAGCAATCCGGGGGGCCTTTTTGTCATTTCTCCGCCATTGCCTTTTCTCTGGCCAACGCTCGAGCCTTCGGCCAGGATCCCAACCGGGCGTAGACCGTGCCGATATTGTAGTGTGCATTGCGGTTGAACTCCCGGGTGGTCCTGTACTTCACGACCTCGGCCAGCAGTTGCTCGTCGGTAACGCGCCGATCACCCAAACGACGCCTGTTTGCCGCTCCTCGGGAGGGGTGTCCAACGCTTCGGCACTCGGGAAGCATTTCCTTTCGGGGGACAAACAGGTGATCAATATCCATTCTTTTGCAAAATCCCCGCAAGGTTTTCCTGTGAATCCCCAACGCCTCGGCGGTCATTGCTCTACTGCACCGCATCCCGGCATAATGTTCGACCGCCTGGCGCAGGCTGCCGTACTCCTCACGGATTTTCTTTATCTTTGATGTCACTGTCTACCTCCTTGCATTTACCGGCGCAAACGACCATCAGGCGCTTCTTGTCCAGACTACGAATCAAAAAGTCCTTGCTGCCGTTCCTGATCGAGTTGAATGTGGCACGATGTTCCCAAGTTTCCCCGCGGAATTTCACCTTGACCATCAGTACCCCCTGGGTGACAAATTGCGCTGATATGACGGCAACCGTACTATCAGATATCACGGTTGCCGTCTATTCCCTGTTAGGGTGATTCGGGGCCTTTCAGCCGCTCGTACAATTCCAGCCAGGCAAAGACAATCGGCGGTGGCCTGCGAGCGTTTTTCGTCCCCTCGGCTTCCCACCCTTGCCAGGTCGCGTAAGGGGTGCC